GGATTGACTGGAACTCCTCGAGCTATAACGCTTGAAGTATCGGCATCTACAACCACAGAACAAGTTTACGGTTCAATCGACTGGGAAGAGATAACACGTTAAGCTAATCAGCTGTTGAATACCGGCTATTACTTTTAGGTAATAGCCGTTTACCTATTTTCTGTATAAATATTGCGAAACCAATAACATTGATTGATTAATCGATGATACATACACACATAGGAGAGATAAATGTTTCAATTAGTAATGGCAGTAACTGACTGGTTAGATTTTTCTAGCGTTACGAATTTGTTTAAGTCAAAAGTAGACGAGATTGATTATAAAGTAGCTGCTCGCCGTACATATAAGGAACTCAACAAGCTTAGCGACTATGAGCTTAGAGATATTGGTATCACACGCGATGATATCTACGCTGTAGCTTATGAAGCTTATTACGACGACATAGTCAAAGAGAGAAAATCAAGGTATTAATTTTTACTTTGAATAAGTTATAAATAAAAGGACAGTGAAAGCTGTCCTTTTTGTTTTATTCGGAGACGTAATTATGGGAAAAATTATTGATCGTGGTCATGACGGTGGAGATATCTACAGATGGCAAACGCTCGAAAGATTCGTGAAAGAAAATAACTGGACCAACGGTGCTGAACTCGGTGTATGGTACGGTGAAACTTTCAAATATTTAATTAACAATTGTAAAGATCTTCGTTTGTTCGGTGTAGATCTATACGCACAACAACCAGATAATGTTGGTCCACAAAGATATATCCCAGGTGAAGATGGGCATCTATGGAAGCACGAAGAATATTATGCAGATGTTAAATCTTTCTGTGATGCTTCAAATGGCAGAGCAACCATCTATCGCGGATATACAAATGATGCTTCTAAGTTAATAGAAGATGAAAGCTTAGATTTTGTATTCATCGACGCTGACCACTCATTTAGAGGTGTAGATGGAGACATCACTCATTGGATGCCAAAAGTAAAAAAAGGCGGATATGTAATTGGTCATGATATTCATTGGCCATCAGTAAAATCCGCTGTTGAAAAACATTTCGGTGAAAACTATCATAAAGAACAAGATTTTATTTGGTATGTGGTGAAATGATGTCTAATGAATTAGCTATGAGAAAAGTTAACGTCGAAGGTGTAGATCAATTACTGTGGCCAATACGTGATTTCAACGCGTTTCATTGGCCGCTTCAAGACTGGATTCGTGACCACGGAGCATTTCTTAAATATGTAAAAGCAAGAGACGTAGTTGTACAAGCTGGCGGATGTTGTGGAATGTATCCAAGATTTTATAAAAATCATTTTAAACATGTATATACATTTGAACCAGACCCAACAAACTATTATTGTCTAGAAAGAAACTGTAATGTCGATGGCATCTATCATCAAAATGTTGCGTTAGGTTCTGCTGAAAAACTCGTAAGTCTCGATTCACCAACTGCGCCTGGCGAAGAAAACAATGTCGGTATGTATACAGTAAACGAGATCCCTGGTCAAGTAAAAATGATTACTATAGATAGTCTAGGTCTTGATAAATGTGATTTAATTCATTTTGATCTTGAAGGTTATGAACCAGAAGCCTTAAAAGGCGCTATAAATCTAATTGAAAAGTGTAGTCCAGTTATCATTACCGAGAGAGGATGCGGGGGACCATTTCTTGAATCAATTGGTTATAAATTGGTTAGAACAACTTCGATGGATGCTATTTTTGTGAGAGGTTAATTATGAATATTGAAAAGAATTTAACACAGATATGGATTGGTCCAAAAGCTCCACCATTACAATGGATGCACTCATGGCGAGATAAACATCCAGATTGGAATTATTCTATTTTTACAGATGAGATGTTAAAATCACGTAAGTGGCATAATCAACATCTTATAGATCGCTACTACGACACCCGTAAGTGGCCTGGGGTGTCGGATCTTATTAGATATGAGTTACTATATGAAAGAGGTGGGTTCTGGCCAGAAGCCGACATGGTGTGTCTAGAGAACACTGAAGAGCTGTTTACTTCTCCAGGAGACCATGCTTATACTTGTTACGAGAATGAAGCCGGCAGAAAAGATTTTGTACAACCGATTATGGCTTGTAATCCAGGAAATAAATTCGTAAAACATATTATAGATGTATTACATCAACTATCACCAGAAGAACTTCATCCAGAACCATTTAGATCTACTGGAAATATGTTTTTGGCTAAGTACGTTAATTCTTGGGCAGATAAACTTACAATCTGGCCTTCTCATTATTTTATTCCGTTATTTTATCATGGTAGTGCTACAAGATATAGCGGCCCAGATAAAGTTTATGCGGATCATAAGTGGGGTTCCACAGGACATGCAAACAGTGTATCATATGAAAAAGGTGTATAATGCAACAAATTAAAGCTCACATACTTAGAATTGATAATCCAATATCGCACGAATATGCTAAAACATGTTCTGATTCTTGTGATAAAGTTGGTTTAGCTTGGCAATATTTTGACGGTTATCATAAAATGGACGGTAGAATGGCTTTCGGTAAAACCGGAATTAAAAATTTACCAACCTCAGAATATCGTTATACGGAAAACGTATCAGCAGCAGACAAAGCAATGTGTTGTACTGCAGGACATTTTAGTATCTGGAAAAATATCGCAGACGGTCCGGAAGATGTCGGTATTGTTCTAGAACATGACGCTTTAATGCTTCAGCCGTTGACAATAGAAATTCCAGATAATAAAATGGTAGTACTAGGTTATAAAGTAACAGACCCAAAAAGATATGATTGGATTAAAGCTGGTGCACCAAAACAAATAATTGATATAGTCGGTCATGAGGGAGCTCATGCATATGCAATTACAAAAAAGACCGCTCGTTTTCTTGTTGATGAAATTGAAAGACAAGGAATCTATAGTGCAGTAGATAATGATTACTTTCTTCGCGGTCAAAGAAGAACTGCAGTGCCTTTAGCCATAGCTTCTCCTACACCTGCAATTGGTTGGTTAAGAAAATCCACTATTTGGACTAGTTCTGCTGATAGGAATTATCAATTTATTCCTTCTTTTCAGGAAAATTATAAATAAACTCATATGACTGAATTCAATCAGGATCCAAAATGGCCGAAGATAAAGATAAAAAGAAAAAGAAAATAACAGGGTTCAAAGAATTTGATCCCTCTAAATATATTGATACTGAGCCAAGAATTGATGAGGCAGCTATGAAAGATGTAGCTGTTGTTAGTTTTGGGAGAATGAATCCTATCACTGTTGGCCATGAAAAGCTGGCTATGAAAGTAATGTCTGAAGCTTCTAAAAGAAAAGCCGATCCTCATATTTTTCTTTCTCATTCTTCAGATGCAAAAAAGAATCCTTTATCTTATGAAGATAAGGTTAAATTTGCAAAGAAAGCATTTGGTCCTGTAGTTAAATCTTCACCAGCACGTACCATTATTGAAGTAGCAAAATCTTTAGATGGCAAGTATAAAAATCTTGTTGTAGTAGTCGGTGCAGACCGAGTTGAAGAATTTAAGAGTCTTTTAACTAGATACAATAATAAAGAATATAACTTTGGGAATATTGATATTGTTTCTGCTGGTGAACGAGATCCAGACGCAGAAGGTGTCGAAGGTATGTCAGCATCTAAAATGAGATCGCTTGCTCAGTCTGGTGATTTAAAAACATTCACATCAGGTCTTCCAAAGAAACTCAAATCAAGCGCTAAAGAAGTTTACGACACTGTAAGAAAAGGTATGGGCATGAACGAAGAATTAGACGAAGCACTAACAAGAGCTCAGCGTATTAAGCGCGCTAGAATTATGAAGAGAGCTAGATTTAAAATTCTCCGTGGTAAAGAAAGAGCAGAGCGCAAAACTGCTCCTATGGCTGTTCTAAGAAAAAGAGCTCGTAAAGATGCTCTTAAATTCCTCAAGAAAAAGTTTACAAAATCTAGAGATTATGAAGAATTATCAGCCGGTGAAAAAGAAGTAATCGATAAAAGAATAGAAAAGCTTTCTCCAAGAGTAATTGCTTCTATTGCAAGAAAGCTTCTTCCAAGTGTAAGAAAAAGAGATCGTGAAAGATTAGCTGCACACAGATCTTCAACCACAGAAGATCTAAATCAAAAATTTGAATCTTTCTTAAATGAAGCATCTCAGCTTGATACTCAATTTCGTCAAAGACCTCATATGCTTATCGGTAAGGATATGAAAACAAAGATTGATAAGAGATTTAAAATATTTAAGAATAAAGTAAATGAAAGTTCAGAAGATCTTGTAGAAGAATTAACCGGTTTTGCTCAAGATATGGATTCTTATATCAATTCATTAGATGAAGTAGCGATTTCTGCTACTAAAAAACCAGTGAATGTTAAGGGTGCTGATGGTAGAACAAGAACTGTTTGGAGAAGAACAAGATCTGTTTCTAAAGATGAACACGGCCAAGATAAAATGTCGACAAATGAAGATTATTATAAGGGTGTTCCGAAAGATAAGAAAGATGATCGCGAAGCTCATTTTAAAAGATACGCCGAGAAGCCTGGTGATGGAGCAGATAAAGATTCAAACTACAAACCGGCGCCTGGTGATTTTAAAGATGGTGAACGTGTAAAAACAAAGCTTTCTCAACATACTAAAAAGTATCGTCAGATGTACGGTGAGTCAGAAATTTCTGAAGACGCAACAGCTTCTTTAAAGAAAAAATCAGAAAAGACTGGTATGCCTTTAAGTGTACTTCGTAAAGTCTACAATCGTGGCATTGCTGCATGGAAATCTGGTCACAGACCCGGTACAACTCCAGAACAGTGGGCTCATGCTCGTGTAAATTCCTTTGTTACTAAATCTTCAGGTACTTGGGGTGGTGCAGATAAAGATCTAGCTTCACGAGTACGTAAGGAAGAAACCGTAGCAGAAGAAGGTGGAGCTGGAGATTGGGGTACACCAAAGCTTACAAAGAAATTTAAAAAAGACACGCCGAGTGAATAATGATACGCTTTAAGAAGTTCATTAGCGAGGGAGTAAATGATCCTTCTATCTTCAAAGCAATCTTCCTTGCTGGTGGACCAGGTTCTGGCAAATCATTTATAGTAGGCAGAACTGCGCTTACTTCACTCGGTATGAAAGTTATTAATTCTGATGAAGCCTTTGAAGCTGCTTTAAGAAAAGTAGGATTAAAGCCGACACCAGAAGATATTTACTCTCCTCTTGGCCAAGACGTCAGAGGTAAAGCAAAAGCTATCACTAAAAAGAAAATGCAACTTGCTATCAATGGTCGTCTTGGTCTAGTAATTGACGGAACCGGTAAGGACTACGAAAAGATACAAAAACAAGCTGATATGCTTCGTGAAATTGGTTATGAAGTTGCTATGATATTCGTGAATACAGATCTTGATACTGCTTTAGATCGCAATAGAAAAAGAGATAGATCTCTACCTGATGCCGAAGTAAAAATGATGTGGAAAGACGTTCAAAAGAACCTTGGGAAGTTTCAAAACTTCTTTCGTCAGAAGATGTTCATTGTAGATAATTCCACAGGATCAAACTACGAAGGTGCAGTTCTTTCTACATATAAAAGGATAGCAGCTTGGGCAAAGACAAAGCCTGCGTCTTCTTCTGCTTCTGAGTGGATAAAGTCTCAACGTAAGGTTAACGAAGATCTGATGTTAGAAGCAGATCAATGTCCTATCCTTACAGTTGCTCATATGAAAGCTTTTGAGCAGTTCGTTGATCGCATGTTTAAAAAGTTTAATGTAAACTTTGAATTCACAAAGCACTTTCGCGATCGCATGACTGATTCGCGTAACGACCCGTGTATTGATATGAAAGAACTCGCTGGTATGATACAAAAGATCTATAAGAAGTATCAGAACGGTGACAAATCACTAAGCAAATTTATAGACGCAGAAGCTGTTATTAAAGATATGCAGACTGATCTTAACATGCCGATAGCTGTTGAATATGATCGTAAGAACGACGAACTTGTCGTTATATCAAAAACAATTATGAGAAAAAAGAATTTTCGCACACCAAGCCCGGAGATAAAAATATGAAATCGTTTAAAAGATTCGTAGAAGCAAAACTCGCTCATGCTTTAGACCCAAATAAATCTTTAAAGCATGCTTTAAAAGATCGTAGTGTTGATTGGGATAATGATGGTGATGTGGATATGCTCGATAAAAAGAAAGTTTTGCCAGATGAAATCACTGCTACAGAAAAGCCTGATTTAACACCAACTGCTCGTAAGAAAAACGCAGCAGAGCTTAAGCATATTAAGAAAGGTGTTGCTTACGAGGAAACAGATCTTGAAGAAGGTGGTCTTTGGGCTAACATTCATGCAAAGAGAAAGCGCGGAGAACGTCCAGCAAAGCCCGGCGACAAAGATTATCCTTCAAAAGAAGCAATTAGAAGTGCTCAGAAAGAAGAGACTGATCTTGGAGAAGCTGAATCTTGGGAAGCAGGATATAAGCGTCGTGTAGTTAAGACCACTTCTGCAGAACATAAAGAAAAGGGTATGAACTGGAGAATCAAGGGCAAGGAACGTCCTGAGATCTCGATCAAACTCTATAAAGAAAAGCCATCACAGGCTGAGTTCAATAAGCAGATGCGCCGTGTTGCTGGTCACGAATTCGGCGGATAAGATGTTAAAGTTTAGTGAGTACATATCAGAATCATACTTTGTTCAATACATTCGTGATAAGAATGTCGATGTGTTGAAACTAAAGGATTCAAAGCAGGCTAGTTGGGTTGAAGTTAGAGGAAAAAAGAACTACGAAGTTACTTATGATAAAAATGATCCACTACATAAAGCTATTGATGGATTAGGTAAAGCTGCAAGCATATCAGATCTGATGAACGGTGACGTTGTTAGTATTAATCCACATCATCCTCATGGTAAAAAAGCAATAGAAACCGTAGAAAGGTTAATGAAATGAAAAGTTTCAAGCAGTTCGTAGAAGCTAAGATAGATGAAAACATCGGTGGACTATTCAAAAATGCTTCTGAATGGGAAAGTTCAGCAAAGTCCCGTGGGCTAGTTGTTAAATCAATGACACACCCATCAGGCGAAGCAACAAAGTACCAGATTGCTAAAGACAAGCAAGGTAACAATCGTGGACACTTCGATCACGGGACAAAATCAGGTCATCTTAAAGAAGAAGCCGATCTCGATGAAGAAAAAGATCCACGTATCGAAAGAGCTGGTGTCCAAGGTTTCAATAAACCTAAGGCAACTCCTAGCCATCCAGAAAAGAGTCATATCGTGGTCGCCAAGGATGGCAATCAGATAAAGACTATTCGTTTTGGAGAGCAAGGTGCTGAGACTGCTGGTGATCCTAAAGAAGGTGAGTCTGCTCGTATGAAAGCAAAGAGAAAATCATTTAAAGCTCGTCACGGAAAGAACATTGCAAAAGGCAAGATGTCAGCTGCTTATTGGGCTGATAAAGTTAAGTGGTAATTTTATAAATAGAAAAAACAATTATAATCAAGAGGCAACTATGTTAGGCTTTAAAAGACACCTTGAAGAAAAACTCAAAGCATCTGATGATATGGGTGATTGGGTAAAAGACTTTCAAGACTCAGACGCACCGCAGTTCAAAGGTAAATCTCAGAAGAAGCGCCAACAGATGGCTGTTGCTGCTAAACTTTCTGCAGAGCGTAACGAAGAAGTCAAGCTTGATGAAGTATCAGACAAAAAGCTAGATGCATATCGTCAGAAAGCATTCGCGGATCAACCAGCTGGTGACGATGGTTCTGATAAGTATCGTAAGCGCAAGTTTGGTCGTGACCTAGCATTCGCTAAGCAGACTGGTAGAGCTAAAGTTCTTGCTACAAAAGAATCTGTTGAAGAGCTTGACGAACTCAAGAAATCAACAATTGGTTCATATGTGAATAGAGCTGCGGATGATATTTCTCATATCCAACGCGATATTACTAGCACAGGTACTCAGTCTCCAGACTATAAAAATCTTAGCAGAATGAGAAAAAACCGTAAAGCTGGTATCGCTACTGCAGTAAAGAAACTTACTAGAGAAGAAGTTGAGCTTGATCAAGAAACACAATATGAAATAGTAGAATCGTATCTATTAGAAAATAATATCGACGTCGATTCTTTAACAGAGCAAGAATTAAATGAATTAATTGGTAAAGCCATTGGCGGCGCTTTTAAACTTGGGGCTAAAGCAGTAGTAGGAGCAGCAAGAAGAATGTCTACAAGCGGGCAGGCTGATGCAGCAGAAAAAAGAGCCGCGGCTGCAGAAAAGAAAAATAAAGATCGTGAAAGAATTCGTAAAGCTCAAGAAAGACTAAAAGCCGCGCAAAGAGCTGCTAGCACCTAATAAATACTTTTAATAATCCCAGAACCTAAGGAGAACTAAAATGGCACTATGGGGAAAAACCGACGCATTAGCTTCAGTACCGAAGTGGCTAGAAGATGATGCAAACAACACAAATAAGTCACACGACATCGACAACGCAGTATTCGTTGACTTAACAGAAGCCGGTGTAACAGCCAACCGTGCAAAGGGTCTTAAGACTCCAGGTTGGAACTTATATCACACTTACGTAGATGGCGCTGGTAATACTCGTCACAAGACAGAAATTCTTATTCCTATGAAAGTTTCTGCAGCAGACGCAGGCGACGATGGTGTAACTGGTAATACTGCTATCGAAGATACTATTGTCGCTGATAGTTAATAACGGCCAGTAGAGAATGAAGTTGACAGAATCAACCTTTCTGTTATTTGCGTCTAAACATTATGATAATCCTCAGTGTTCGGACATAACAGAATTTGAGGAAGACTTGAAGAGATTTCAATATCTCAGAAAGTTGTTTGGAAGATATAGACAAGACAATGATTTAAAGGAAAGGTTGATTCTGAATCACCTCATTATTATATACAATGTTTTTGGGCCGACTGCTACAAACATGCTTTTTATGAGACTGCAAGAATATCACGAGTATCTCAGACCGTTTGTAGAATATTTAAATTTTATGCCGAATATTATCAAGTATGAAGATATAGTATTACATAAAGATAATATTGCTTCTGATGAGGCGATAATAGAAAAACTTAAAGGAATATGATCTTATGATCGTCGATCTATTTTTAGTCTACCAATTTGTACGCAGACTTGCAACTCCATTTAACAAATGGAAAGCGTATGAACTTGGCATCATTGACGAAAAAGGTGCTGTTCTTATTAAGAGAAAAGATTTTACTCGAGCTGAACAAAGAAATGCTTGGGGTGTCTTTGATATTATGATCGCAAATCTCAAGAAACTTTTAGCAAAGATTCCAGGCGGTAGCACTAGATTGGCTTCGTATGCTGCTGCGCTGTATTTAATTCGTGAATGGAATCATTTCTCAAAGGATTCTTTACTTACTGAAGATATTACTGAGGAACATATTAATGAGTCTTTATTATTATTTAATGACCGATATGTCAATTATATCCAGCTTGCAGAAAATGTCAACAAAAAAGTGAATACAAAACCAGAATTAGATGAAGAACCTGCAAATAATGTAGGTGGTGGTAATATTGCTGGGTTGGGTGTTGGCCCACAAGGAGAGCCCGGTATGTCAAGATCTGCTCAAAAGAAGTGGACTTCACAGAATAAATCAAAAAAGAAAAAATTAAGAGACATAATGGGAGATAAAATATGATTACCCTAGACCAATTTAGTGCTATGATTTCAAAGAACAAAGACCCAAAGTCATGGTATGATGCCGCGGTTCCTATGTTTGAAAAATATGGAATCAATACACCACTCCGTATTGCCGGCTTTATGGCTCAGTGCGCGCACGAATCAGCAGACTTTACAATGCTTGAAGAGAATCTCAACTACCGTGAAGAGACTCTTCTTAAGGTTTTCCCTCGCTACTTCGGTGCTGGCAAGCGTAATGCTGCTGAGTATGCAAAGAACCCAGAGAAGATCGCAAACTATGTTTACATGGATGAATTCCGTAGTTCAAAGATGGGCAACACAAAGCCAGGAGATGGCTGGAGATTCCGTGGTCGTGGTATCAAACAACTTACAGGCCGTGATAACTATACCAACTTCGGTAAGAGCATTGGCATGTCAGCTGAGGAAGCAGCAGAATATGTAGCAACACCAAAAGGCGCACTAGAATCTGCATGCTGGTTCTGGGCAACTAACAAGCTTGAAAAGTGGGCTGACGCAGACGACAATGTAGGATTGACAAAAAAGATTAACGGTGGTACAATCGGTCTTGACGATCGTAATAAGCGTTATGAAGCTGCAAAGGCTATACTTGGTGGTAAATCAATTCCAAAAGCAGCTGCTCCAGCACCATCAGCTAAAACAGAATCAGCTGTAAGAACACTTAAGCAAGGTTCAAAGGGCGACGATGTTGCTAAGTTGCAAAAAGCTCTTGGTATCGCAGCAGATGGAGATTTTGGTTTTGGTACTCAAACCGCTCTTAAGAAATGGCAGAAGCTTAATGGATTAGTAGCCGATGGCGTAGCTGGTCCTGCAACACAAGCTAAATTGTTCGGGTAATAGCCATGTCAGAAGATAACATGAACACAACAGACAACAGTCTAAGAGATGTGCACGAAGAGTTAGTTAGACGCGGTGATAAATTAGCAATCCATTTTACATATTGGTTTGCTTGGTTCTGGGCAGTAGTAAGTGTAGTATACTTCTTTTTCGTTACATTTTTCCCATTGCCGCCAGATGGTGTAAATTTTGCTAATATTATATTAGGATTTTTACTAGGAACCGCTGTATCAACTATTATTAACTTTTTCTTTGGCGCTAGCGAGAAGTAAGATCATCAGAGATAAGTTGTTTGATTAATAAATAAAGAATTATAAACATATAAAGGAGATAGAAATGTCTTTAGAAAAAATCGTTCAGGAAGCTCTAGAAGGGCGTCCACTAGAAATGAAGGAAGCTTTTGAAGAAGCAATCCAAGCTCGTGTTCTTGCCGCTCTTGAAGAAAAATACAAGAAAATGGCCATGAAAGAAGAAGACGATGAAGAAGATGACGAAGATGAGGATGAAGAAGATGATGAAGACGAAGACGAAGATGAGGATGAAGACGAAAAGTAATCTTCTCTTTGAAATTATAGGTATTTAATATGCCAACTTTTGTATATTTTGGAATGATTCTCATGGTGGTGGCCGGGAGCGGAGCTCTTTACGTTAAGAACACCCGAGCCACCATCATGGAACTTACATCCTACAATGCTACATTGACTGCACAGGTTGATCAAATGGATCAAATTAATAAGCGTAATGTAGAAACAATCAATAATCTTCAAGCAGACTATAAAAGATCTCAAGAGAATATGGCTGCTCTTCAAGAAAATTTTGCTAATATCCGCAGACAAAACAATGATCTAAGAGACAGACTTGGAAAGCATGAACTTGATGTTCTTGCTGCAGCGAAGCCTGTTTTAGTTGAAAGAATAGTGAACAACGCATCAGCTAAAGTTATGAGATGTTTCGAGCTTGAGTCTGGTGCACTTTTGACAGATGCAGAAAAGGAAGCAACAAATGCAAAAGCATTTAACAGTGAGTGTCCTTGGGTTTATGATGATCTTGTCGCTCGCGGCGTGCTCGTCCAAGCCGACAGTGCAACCACCACCGAGAATCGTAACTGAAACTCAAATCGTTAAACCACCAAAACCTTCGGTTCCGAATCCTGACGAACTAAATCTTAGAGATTTCGAATTCGTTATTATCACACCAGATAATATCGAAGAAGTATTCTCTAAGATGAGAGGCGACAAGGCTTTATTTGCTCTCAACGCTAAAGATTACGAGAACATCGCTCTTAACTTAAGTGATATTAGATCCTTAATACAACAACAAAAAGCTATCATTGCTATCTATGAAAAGCAATGGGAAGACTGATTGATATAAATACAAAATGAAAAATGATTAGTTGACAAATCATAGACCCCGTATATAATGACGACGGGGTCTTTTTATTTAAAGAGGGTACTATGTCAGACGACTTATCAGAATTAAAGACTGATATAGCTTTAATCAAAAAAGATGTTAAGCAAATCGAAAGATTTTTTGCTAAATTCGATGCTGCACTCGAAACTATGTCCGAAGTATCTCAGAAGGTCGCTGTTCATGGCGAGATTCTCAAGAATACTGCATCAAAGATTGAAGACATCGAAGAAAGAATCGATGAGCATAGAATCGAAGATATTAAAAGAACAGAAAATATCAGTACGAGATTAGAAGAGTACCGTAAGTCTTCAAAAGAAGATCACCAAAGACTTTCTGATCAAAATGCTCTTAATCGTAAAGAACGTAACGAAGAGATCATGAAAGAGCTTCATAAGATGAATGGCTCTTTAGATAAAAGACTTAACGATCTTGAACAAAGAGCAAGCTCGCTTGAAAACTGGAAATGGTACGTCATGGGTCTTGGAGTGGCTGCGATATTCATAGCTTCTGAAATTCAATGGGGCGCACTTTTTGGTTGACATTTTTTACAATCTGGTTATAATCTAACTAATCAGTAACTGGAATTTTTATATTATGGTAGAGTTCGTTGATATTCAGTTTGCCCAGATGCTTTCTGGTCGCCTTGAACATTTCAAAATAAAACATACAAATCCCTACAAGATCAATTTTAGATGTCCACTTTGCGGTGACTCTCAAAAGTCTCGTAACAAAGCCCGCGGTTGGCTTCTAGAACGTGACAACAAGTTTTCATACTACTGCCATAACTGTGGAGCGAGTCACAGTTTCAATAGCTTTTTGAAAACTGTAGATCCTCTCCTTTATAATGATTACATAACAGAAAAGTTTGTTGCTAACACTACTGTAGCGACTGCTGAAAAACCAGAACAATTCAAGACACAAACTCCTCAGTTTACTTCTAATCCTTTGAAAAAACTGAAGAAGGTAAGTCAGCTGCAACCAGATCATCCGATCAAAAAATATGTTGCAAAGAGAAAAATCCCGACTCAACATCATTATCGTTTGTATTTTGCTCCAAAGTTTAAAGCTTGGATCAACGAGATCATACCCAATAAATTTGATCCAGCTAAGATTGGTAAAGATGAACCTAGACTCGTAATTCCTTTCCTTGATGAGAAGGGAAATGTGTTTGGCGTATCAGCACGTGGTTTTGATCCAGACGGTATTAGATATATAAGTATTATGTTCGAGGAAAGACCTAAGATCTTTGGCCTCGACAAAGTTAATTTTAATGAACCGTATTATATTGTAGAAGGAGCTATCGATAGTATGTTCCTCGACAACGCAGTTGCTATGGCTGGTGCTGAAGGCAATACTCATGGTGTTCAAAAACCTGAGAACTCGATATTTGTATTTGATGCAGAACCACGCAATAAAGAAATTCATAAGAGAATGGAACGAGTGATTAAATCAGGTCATAAAATTTGTATATGGCCTTCTGATGTTCCTGGTAAAGACATCAATGAAATGTATCTAAACGGTCTCCACGATGTAGAAAAAATTATCGAAAATAATACCTATTATGGTTTACAAGCAGAATTGAAATTTGCCGCCTGGCGAAAAGTTTAAGGAGAAAAGTATGAAAGTAAAGTTGTTTGGTTATACACAACCGGCTGAAGATATTCAGGAAGAACTTGGGATTAAAGATGTTCAAGATCTGATTGCTTATTGTGCTAAGGTTTCAAATCCACAACTTCAACACGATCTATCAAAAGCAGATCGTTTGATTAATTATTTAGTTACACACAAGCATTGGTCTCCTTTTGAAATGGCATCTGCAACTCTTGAGATTGAAACAACTCGAGATATTGCTCGTCAGATGCTTCGTCACCGTTCGTTTGCTTTCCAAGAATTTTCTCAGCGTTATGCTAATCCACAAGATATGGAAACATCTTTCGTTATTCGTGAAGCTCGATTGCAAGATAAAAAGAACCGTCAAAACTCTGTTGAACTGAATCTTGATAGACCTTTTGATAGAGATCTAGATCGTGAGTGGCGTTTACAACAAGAGAATGTTATCAAAGCAGCTAAAGAAGCATACGATTGGGCTATTGCACATGATATCGCAAAAGAGCAAGCTCGTTCTGTTCTACCTGAAGGTAACACTGTAAGTCGTCTTTACATGCAAGGTACTATTCGTTCTTGGATCCACTTTATTGAATTGCGTTCTGGTAACGGTACACAAAAAGAACATATGGAAGTCGCTCGTGCAATCGCAGCGGCTATTTCTAAGATTTTTCCAATGATAAAAGATTTTGTTCAGGAATAAATTTTTTGTAACAATCATAAAAACAAATGCAGCAACAGATAAATATTACTACAATACATAATACATGTAGCTAATTAATTCAAAAAACATACTATATATGCCTTCTAGTCTTAGAAGGTCTTGTATTCTTTATTTTAACAGTTTAACCAAAGAGGGGCCCATGATGCTTCAGTCTACTCCACCTGAGCTTATAAGGAAAGTACAATACGTACTTAAGAGAGATAATAGTACAGAAACTTACAATGAAAATAAGATTAGCACTGCTGTTTCAAAAGCTATGAAATCTATTGGAATGAAAAGCAAACTACTCCCAGGTGAAGTTGCACTAGAAGTTACAGACATTCTCAACAGAGGACAGACCGATGTTCAAGTAAGTGTTGATGCTATTCATAGAATAGTTGAAAACGTAATGATGGACATGGGTCTTCACGATCTTGCACGTGAATACATCCTTTATCGTTACAATAATATGCCAAATATCTTCCGTAAAAGAACTAATCTTAAACCCTACGAATATCCTCAGCTTGTAGAATTTACCGATGCTATTCGCCACTCCTATTGGGTACATACTGAGTTTAATTACTCTTCTGATATTCAGGATATGAAAGTCAAAATGACTCCCGAAGAAGTAGAAATTGTCAAAAAAGCAATGCTTGCTATTTCTCAAATTGAAGTTGCTGTTAAAACATTTTGGGCTAAAATTGGTGATAGATTTCCAAAGCCGGAAATTGCAGCTGTCGGTATTACTTTCGGTGAATCAGAAGTTCGTCACGCTGACGCTTATTCAAACCTTATTGAGATCATGGGCCTTAATGACGAGTTTGAAAAAGTAGTTGAAGTACCAGCCATGAAAAAGCGTATTGCTTATCTTGAGCAATCTATTGGTTCTCCTTCTGATGATAAAGATTATTTCCACAAAATTATTCTCTTCTCTATGTTCGTAGAAAACGTTTCGTTGTTCTCTCAATTCTTGATTATGATGGCATTCAATAAGCATAAGAACCTGCTTAAAGGTATTTCAAACGCCGTTGAAGCTACTTCTAAAGAAGAAGATATTCATGCTCGTTTTGGTTTTGAACTCGTGAATATTATCAGAGCAGAGAATCCAGAATGGTTTGATAAAGATAGTATTAATGAAGTAAACAGACTATGCCGTGAAGCGTTTAAGGCTGAGTCTGCTATTGTAGATTGGATTTATGGGGATGCTGACCTAGACTTTCTACCAAAAGATACAGTAAAAGAATTTCTTAAGCACCGTTTCAATCAGTCGCTTCAGGCAATTGATATGAAACCTCTTTACGATGTTGATAAAGAAGTTATTAAAACAACCGACTGGTTTGTTGAAGAAATTCTGAGTACTAAAAATGTTGACTTCTTTGTTAAGCGCAGCACTGCGTATTCTAAGAAGACAAAAGCATTCACCGAAGACGATCTATTTTAAAAGAGGGACATATGGAAAAATTTTATTGGCTAAACTCTGACTCGAGAACTTTTTTGTCTCGTGGATATTTAAGTGGAGGTGAGACACCGGAAAGTCGTATTCGTGATATAGCAGATCAGGCTGAAAAATATCTTAAAGAAATGGCAACAACAGAAGAAGCAAAGAAGAGCTTCGACGGTTATGCTGATAAGTTTTTTGATTATATGTCTCGTGGTTTCTATTCATTAGCATCTCCTGTTTGGGCTAACTATGGCAAGAAGCGTGGGCTTCCTGTTTCTTGCTTTGGTTCTTATATTGATGATAGTATGCAAGCTATTCTTTTTAGTCATGCTGAAAACGGTATGCTTATGAAGAATGGTGGTGGAACTTCTGGTTACTTCGGCGCAGTTCGCCACCGCGGCGCACCTATTACAGATCAAGGTGAGTCTTCTGGTTCTGTACATTTTATGCAGATGTATGATACACTTGCGTCTGTTGTTTCACAAGGTTCAGTTCGTCGTGGTTTCTTTGCTGCATATCAAGACATTGAACACCCCGATGCAGATGAATTCTTAGATATTGGCACAGAAGGTAATCCTATTCAAGGTCTTACAACTGGTATTTCCGTTTCAAATAAGTTCATTGACGAGATGAGAAATGGTGATGCAGAAAAGCGTCGTCTATGGGCAAAAGTTCTTCAGCGTAGATCTGAAGTTGGTTTCCCTTATATTCTTTACTCAGATAACGTAAACGATGGTCGTCCTCAGGTTTACAAAGATAAGAATCGTCGTGTGCATGCTTCTAATATGTGTGCAGAAATTGCTCTTCCTTCTTCACACGAAGAAACATTTACTTGTGTTCTTTCTTCTATTAATGTGTTACTATGGGATGAGCTTAAAGAAACAGATGCTATCGAGGTTATGACTTACTTCCTTGATACTGTTTGTGAAGAATTCATTCGTAAAACTGAAGGTCAAATCTATCTTAAGCGTGCTCGTGATTTTGCTATGAACCATCGCGCTCTTGGTGCTGGTATTCTTGGTTGGCATTCTTATCTTCAGTCTAATATGATCGCCTTCGAGTCTAAAGAAGCAGCTCAAAAGAATCTTGATATCGCCAAGACTCTTCGTGAAAGATCACATGCTGCTTCTCGTGATATGGCTGTAAAGTTTGGTGAACCAGAAATCCTTAAGGGTTATGGTATGCGTAACACCACTACTATGGCTATTGCTCCAACTAAATCCTCGAGCTTTATTCTTGGACAAGTAAGTCAATCTATTGAGCCAGAGTTCTCAAACTGCTATGTTAAAGATCTCGCGAAGATGAAGGTTACTATTAAGAACCCGTATCTTGAAAAACTTCTTCAGGAAAAAGGTGAAGACAAAGACGAAGTCTGGGAATCAATCCGTAATGCTGATGGTTCTGTTCAACATCTTAATATCCTAACAGAAGAAGAAAAAGCAGTGTTTAAAACTTTCTCTGAAATTAATCCATACACAATCATTGATCATGCAGCAGTTCGTCAGCAATACATTGACCAATCGCAAAGTCTTAATCTCATGCTTGATCCAGACATGTCAGTGAAAGAAATCAATCAACTATATCTGTATGCGTGGGAAATGGGTGTTAAGAGTCTTTATTATAGCTACTCAATGTCTGCAGCTCAATCACTCACTCGTAAGAGAGTAATGTCGTCAGAGTGCGCGGCTTGTGAAGCTTAAAATGAATTATTTGAATTACTTCGAGAAGATCGTTGATAACTATAAAGAAGACGGCAGATATAGAGTATTCAATGATATACTAAGAGAGCGAGGATCATTTCCTCGCTCTATATGGTACGGTAAATATGCTCCAAAAAATATTGTAAATTGGTGCTCAAATGATTATCTAGGTATGGGTCAGAATCGATATGTTATTGATGCTATGCACACAGCTTTAGATCAAACCGGTTCTGGTTCTGGAGGTACTCGTAACATAGGTGGTACTTCTCACTACCATGTTACACTCGAAAAAGAATTAGCTTTACTTCATAAGAAAGAGTCTGCTCTTTTGTTCACGAGCGCATACGTGGCAAATGAGTGGGCTCTTATTGCTTTGAGTAGAATTATTCCAGATATTTGTTTCATATCAGATAGTAAGAACCATGCATCTATGATTATTGGAATAAATCATAGTCGTGCAAGTAAGATTGTATTCGAGCATAACAATATGAAAGATCTTGAAGATGCATTGATCGCAGCAACAGCAGCTGGAAAGATTCCTTGCATTGTTTTCGAGTCTGTATATAGTATGGATGGAGATGTTTCTCCTGTTAAAGACATCTGTGATTTAGCAGATAAATATAACGCGATTACCTATATTGACGAAGTTCATGCGGTTGGTCTTTATGGTGACACTGGTGCAGGTTACTGCGAAAAGCTCGGTGTTTCTGATAGAATTGATATTATTAATGGAACGTTAGGAAAAGCATATGGTGTACAAGGTGGTTATGTTGTTGGGCTTTCTGTGGTTCTCGATGCCATTCGTTCTGTTGCCAGTGGCTTTATTTTTACGACATCAACAGCCCCAGCAATATGTGCAGGAGCCCTTGCCTCAATCAAATATCTCAGAGACCACTCTTCTTTACGTGAACAACACCAAGAAAGAGCCAGAAAACTGAAGAGAATGTTGACTGAAGCAGACATACCAGTACATCCAAATTCCTGCACTCACATCATTCCAGTCATGGTAAACGATGCTTTTAAATGTAAAGCAGCAAGCGATAGACTACTTAATGAGTTTGGAATTTATATTCAACCAATTAATTCTCCAACAGTTGATGTTGGCACTGAAAGATTAAGAATTGCGCCTACACCATATCATGACGATATTATGATGACTGAACTGGTTGAGGCCTTAAGAAAGGTATTGAAATGAATCAATTAGAAAATGCTTTCTTTAGAAAGGAAACTAAAATGAGTAAGATTAAAAAAGCTTTTTGGTTTACTCTTGGAATTATATTATTAGGAGTAGCATATCTAGGTGTTCTTATTCCTGGTCTTCCGTGGAGTACACCAGTTCTAGGAGCTGCGTTTTGTTTTGCTAAGTCAAGTGAAAAGTTTCATAATTGGATTATGAATCATAAAACTTTTGGGCCGTTCATTAAAGAATGGTCTACATATAGAGTGTATCCTAATAAAGCAAAATATCTTATGGTAATAGTGATGACTATTTCTCTTACTATTATGCTATTGACAACTGGCAATTTTATGGCTACAATGTATCTTCTTATATTGTTCTCCGTAATTGTAGCTTGGGCAAGCAGATATCCAGGATCAAAAGAAGAAGCCGAGCGCAGAATTGCTGCTGGAGAGAAGATCGGCTGGCTTAAATAAATAAAACTATATAATGCTTTTGATGAAGGAGTTGTAATGTCAAAGAAAATTCTTATTACCGGTGGTGCAGGTTTTATTGCTCACCATCTTATTGGTCAGATCCTTAAGAGAACTGACTGGGAAATTGTCACCGTAGATCGTTTAGATTATAGCGGTAATCTCAATCGTTTGGCAGATATTCTTCAAGATTACTCTCCTTCTGAAAAGAAAAGAGTTCGTACAATCTATCATGATTTAAAGGCTGAATTTAATCCAATGCTTCTTGCAGATATTGGAAAAGTAGATATCATTGCACACCTAGCCGCTGGTTCACACGTGGATCGCTCTATTGAACGTCCTATGGAATTTGTTATGGACAATGTGGTCGGCACCTGTAACGTCCTTGAGATGGCTCGTAAGCAGGATAACTTAGAACGTTTCCTTTACTTTTCTACAGACGAAGTTTTTGGCCCTGCTCCAGATGGTGTTAAGTACGATGAGTATGATCGTTACAACTCAACGAATCCGTACTCAGCATCTAAAGCTGGTGGCGAAGAACTTGCAGTAGCATTCCAGAACACATATCATATGCCGATCTATATTACACATACTATGAATGTGTTTGGACAGAGACAACACCCCGAGAAGTTTATTCCTATGACTATTCGTAATGTTCGTGATGGAAAAACTGTAACAATCCATTCTGATGCTACTAAAACTATTCCAGGTTCAAGACATTACATCCACGCAGAAGATGTTGCTGATGCATCGTTGTTCTTGCTTGAAAATAATAGAACGCTTGATATGTCTAACAACACTGGAATTAAATGCCCTAAGTTTAATATCTGCGGAGCAACAGAACTGAATAACTTAGAACTAGCACAAATGATTGCCAACGCTCAAGGAAAGGAACTCAAATATGAATTCATGGATTTCCATAGTAGCCGTCCTGGCCACGATCTCCGTTATGCTCTATCTGGTGAACGAATGGCAAATATGGGATGGACTCCAAAGCCTGTCGAAGATAGAATTAACGAAGTAGTTCATTGGACTTTAGAAAATAGAAGGTGGTTAGACGTATGAATTTCCAAGACATAATTGATTTAGAATATGAAAAGTGCAAGAGTGCGAAGTCTGATATTAGTGAGCACATACAACTTCTATATGAACTAGCTTCTGAGTGCGATCACGTTACAGAAATGGGTGTTCGTTTTGGTGACAGCACTCGTGCTTTTCTTAAGTCTGGTGTAATTTTAAGGTCATATGATATTCAGCTTGACGATAAAGTTACAGCATTATTCAAAAGAGCAGATAATGCTGGTCTTGATGTAAAGTATATTAAAGCAGATGTGCGTCAAATTGAGATTGAAGAAACAGATTTTCTCTTTATTGATACTTGGCACTCGTATCCACAATTAAAACAAGAACTACATCTTCATGGAAACAAAGCTCGAAAGTATCTTGCTTTTCATGATACATGGACATACGGTGTAAAAGACGAGAGTTGGGATAAAAATAAAACTCCAGTAGGAACAGAAGGATTACTCCCAGCAATCATTCGTTTCATGATCGATAATCCTCACTGGAAATTTAAAGAATTTAGAACAAATAATAACGGGCTTACGGTACTAGAGAGAGGTTGATATGGCTATTGTAGATTGCTTTCCATTTTTTGCTCCATATGGAGAGGAACTTCTTTACCTTCGAGTAAATCTTTTGAAGGACTATGTAGATAAGTTTATTATTGTAGAGTCAGATAAGACTCATAGTGGTAAACCTGTCGAAAGAAAGTTTATGGAGATTGCTCGTAATCAAGGTCTTCCTATTGAGAAGATCATTTACATCGAGCATGATATTCCAGAAACAGAACATCTTCAAATCAGAGACGTTGATCGCTATAACGCTGGTGTGAATGTTCATAATGAAGCATCTCTTTATGCAAGAGTTCGTGAACGTCTTCAAAAAGATGCTGTAATGCAAGCTATGCATCAATTTAAAAACGACGATGTTTTCATCTATGGTGACGCTGACGAGATTATCAATCCAAAGAATATTCAGTGGGTTGCGAATATTGCTCGAAATAACCAGAATGCAATCATTAAGATTCCTCTTGTTTATTTACAAGGAAGAGCTGATCTTCGTATTCACCACCAAACTGGTGAGCCGGTTGTCTGGTGGAAAGCTATGTTCTTTGCTACGAAGTCTCAGATTATGCAGCACACCGTGAATAACATTCGATGTGGTAATATTCCACATAAGGTGACGTGGCCTACACACGGTGGTAAGATAATTCAAGACATGGGCTGGCACTTTGCTTGGATGGGTAACAAAGAACAAAGACAAGCTAAGGCAGACTCGTTTGCTCATGCTCATGACAGCTTCAAGTTCCTTGGAGAAGTCGGAAGCTATAGTAAGTACAAATCATTTGTAGACGCAAGTCAATTGGCTGAAGGTGGTATTGCTCCCGATGGTAATACTGATCATATCCTAAAGCGTTATCCTTTTGAAGAATTGCCTCAGCTTATCTTCGAAACTCCTTTCGTAAAAGAATTCTTGCTTCCAGAAGTTGATATGGCACAGGACTACGCTTTTAATGATTGTAATTGTTATTGGTGCCAAAAGCTCAGCTTCCCTCTTCTATATGATCTTGATGGAGAGAAGAACTGGTTTGAAGTTCCAAGAAGTTGCTCTGTAACTATTAAGGAATCATTTCCAAACAAAGCTCAAGTTATGAGAAACACCAGAAAATACAGAACAATTTCTGAGACTGACAAACCTATTGTTATCTTTAGTGATCCACTTGAAAGATTTATTTCTCTTATCAATGTGTACCTTGTTGATAAGCAAAGATACCACGGATATGGTAAAGATATTTTCACGACCTTCGCAAAAGATTTAGATTCGTGCACTAAAGAAGAAAAGATCGACTTGTTCTTTAGAAATCTAAACAAGATTAACTCTAATCACCAAGTTCACCATTTCCACCCGCAATGCAGATTTGTTGATACCGAAAACTTTGAAGAGTTTACTATTGTAAAGAGAGAAGATGTAAACGAATTCTTTGGTATCAATAGAAAACTTAATGAGACAAAGAAAGAGATTACTCTAGATGATTTCAGTGAAGAACAGATTGAGTTTATTAAGAGAGCTTATAAGAGCGATTACGAATTCATTGAACAATACAGTGATATGATATGGCAAAATTCAAAGTAAACGAAAGAACTGTCGATGGTCTTTATCTTGAGATTGACCATCATAAGAAAGAAAAAATAGATATCCTCAGAGAAAATGATTCTCTGAGGAGACAAAACACGATGTTGATCGATTCTCTAGAGGCTCTTGTAAGTGAGAAAAGCTTTTGGTCTCAAGAAGCTCTTACTACAGGGATCGTCTGGAGGCTCGAAAACGTTTTAAATCAAATCAAAAATGATAGTTGACATTTTCAACTTATGATATATACTAGTATAGTATAAAAAAAGAGGCAGGAATGAAAAAACTATTATTGTTGGCTACGGCTGTAGCCTACGTAGCAGGTGCGTCTGCAGCATTTGCTCAAGAATCTGATCAAACAGATGTTATCGAAAATTACAAGCAAGCGCATTGCCTTGCTCAAAACATTTATTTCGAAGCACGGGGAAGCAATTTCGCAGACAAAGTCTCAGTAGCAGATGTTGTTCTCAATCGTGCTCGAGATAGCAGATATCCAAACACCCCATGTGAAGTTATTAGCCAAGGCTTCGTAGATTCGTCTGGTAACATGGTTCGGAATCAATGTCAATTTTCTTGGTACTGTGATGGTAAGTCTGATGTTCCTGAAGACGAAACAGCTTGGGAAGAAGCCATGCTTATCGCGTGGAATATGGTTCATCATGGCCGCTATCGTGGTCTCACTGAAGGAGCCACTCACTACCACGCCACATATGTAAAACCAGGATGGGCTAGTGATTTTCAACTTGTTGGTAGGATCGGAGATCACGTTTACTATCGTCAAGAATAAGTTGACATTTCGAAAAAGATGTGATACTATACATTATATACAACGTGAAAAGGTGAAAAATGAACATCCACCATCGTCCTATTTTTGATACCGAAGCGATTATCAAACACTATTCTGAAAAAGATGGTGTTCCTGTAAAGTACATCTGCACTTCTGCTGTTCAGCCAGGTGCAGCGTTTGCTGCTGACATCTTCTATCGTGATACTCCTCACCCAGAATTTGGCAATCGTTACTTCGGCTTGTATGTTAATCCACATGCAGACTACGCTCAGGTTATGATTACAAACGCCGATAAGGTAGAGTCTGCAAACTTTGATATGGTTGATGTAGATGGAACTCTTCATTATAGCCAGCATCGTCATGATTTTTATTCTGTCGGCGATGTGTCTATTGACGGTGGTCGAGCATATCTTCGTCGTGTAGGTAACATTAATTATCCTGTTGTATCTCTACGTCTTAAGGACGGTGAATTTGTAATGAAAGAAGGAGACTCAGATGTCTGATGAACGTTATGTAGTTGTAACTTGTATCTCTAGTTTTCGCGAGCGCTATTGCATTCCCGTGAGTGAGTTGCAAAAGTTGAATGAAGACAAAGTCTTGTCTGCAGAAGAAGCGATTTCTTGGGCTCAAGATTCCGTTACTACGGAAGAAGTTAGAGAGTTTTCTCAACATTGGCTGGGTGAAACTATTCTTGATACGTTTGTTCTCGATAAAGAGCGTATGCTTGCTCTCTTTGATCGTGATAACGATTATCTTAAGAACTGGACTGAAGAGCAAAAGCTCAACTATGTTCATAAGTGGAAAGACAAATAAATGACTGCTTGGCCACGCGAATATACACCAGACAACTGGGTCATCATCAAAATTAAAGGTGATGACCCTCATTATCGTGTTCTTGCTGGTTGGTCTGGTGGTTATACCACTGGAGATAGCTGGCGCATGAATAGTGGAATTGTTCGAGTCGAAGAAGATAAAGAGTTTTTCCATTTTCACGGGTCGTCAGGATCATGTTACCACTGCCATAAAGAATCTTATGGCCTTCGCATGAATAATGAACATGTGTGGCGTGCTACTCAAGCTCAGCATGGAGAAAAAGTTGAGCTTATGAAAGAGACACGCGATTGGTCAAGTATAGACTGGGTCATTAAAAAATGAAAATCTTAATCTGTGGATACGGCTTTGTGGGTAAAGTTCATGCTCTAGCCCTGTCTAACAAAGATCATGATATTCACATTTATGATCCAGCATACGACATCTATAAAGAGCGTTTGGCAAACCCGGACGCTGTTGTTATTTGTGTAAGTACACCACAGGAAAAAGACGGTTCGTGCAATATTGCTAATGTGTATGAATGCATTGCAAGTATTGAAAACGATGAAGCTCCTATTCTAATCAAATCTACTATTAGTCTTGAGGGATGGAGACTTCTTTTAGAGGATTTTCCGAACAAAAAGATTAGTTTCTCTCCAGAGTTTTTACGAGCCGATTACGCTTGGGAAGATTTCAAAAAGCAAGAAGTAGTTTATATTGGTGGCGGAGACAATATTTTCTGGGCATCGCTTATTTCTATATTCCTTGGTGTAAAAGTTCAATGTGCAGATCCCGAGTCTTTGATTTTGGCTAAATACTTTCGTAACAGTTTTCTTGCTACAAAGGTTGCCTTCTTTAATCAAATCGAAGATCTTTGTAACAAGGCAGGAGTTGACGGAGACAAAGTTTGTGATATTGTAACTGCTGATCCACGTATAGGCGCAAGCCACAGCTATGTTTATCAAGATCATGAACGTGGTTTCGGCGGTCATTGTTTTCCAAAGGATACTTTAGCTTTGCTAAAAACCGGTGAAGAATATGATTACGATCTCACAATTCTAAGAGAAGCTGTTGCGTATAACAAAAAGCTTAGAGGAGAATAATAATGAAAGTAGGTATTACATTTAGTACGTTTGATCTGTTACACGCTGGCCACATCCAGATGCTCAGAGAGGCCAAGGAACATTGTGATTATTTGATATGTGGCCTTCAATTAGATCCTTCTCTGGATCGTCCTGAGAAGAACTCTCCGGTACAAACTATTGTAGAACGATATACTCAACTCGCGGGTGTGAAGTACGTTGATGAAATTATTCCTTACGCATCCGAAAAAGATGTAGAAGATATATTGACAATGTACCACATTGATGTTAGAATACTTGGAGATGAGTATAAAGAGAAGGATTTTACTGGCAAGGATATCTGTAAGAAGCGAGGTATCCAGCTGTATTTCAATAAACGTGACCATCGCTTCTCTTCTTCAGATTTACGCAAGCGAGTAGCAGAAAGACAGAACAATGGTTAGTGTAAGAACTGTAACTGTAGATGTTGACGTCTACGTCGATGACATTCTTGATGATATTGACGATGATGATCTAATTGGCGAACTTGAAAGTCGTGGTTATTATGTAGCTGAAGGAGATCATGATCCTCAAGTTTTTGATAAAGATGATTGGGAGAAGCTTGAAGAAATCTTAAACAAGCTTCCTTATCATTGGGAAAATGAACAACTCCGTAAAAAAGTTATCGAAGCAAGGATGAAACGATAATGTGGGCTCTTTTCGTAATTACAACGTTCGCAGAAATTGATGACGCTAAATACACACGTATTGCTACTTTTGAGAATCGGCATCACTGCACTATTGTACTAGAACATTTTTATGATGATAACGAACCGTTTCAAGATAACGAAACTGTAGAATGCTTAAAGGTAGATGAATGAACAAATTTATATTTGATGTAGATGGAACTCTAACACCAAGCCGTGGTAGAATTAACGAAGACTTTAGTCTTTGGTTTACTCAGTTCTGCGTTACAAACGATGTTTATCTTGTGACTGGATCTGATTACGCTAAGACACAAGAACAGCTCGGCGATTATCTTCTTCGTTGGCCTATCTTTGTTTACGGATGTTCTGGATCTGACGTGTGGGCTAAGGGCGAAAGAATTAGTACGAGCGAATGGAAAGCACCACATGCATTATATGAATTAATGAATGGTTGGCTTCAAGCAAGTCGCTTTCCTTTGAGAACTGGAAATCACATTGAGCAAAGACCTGGCATGGTTAACTTTTCAATCGTTGGTAGAAATTGTACTCTTGGAGAGCGCAAGCTTTATGTTGCTTGGGACGAAGAGCATAGAGAAAGAGAATCAATAGCTCATATCATCAATATGAATTTTGATGGAATTACTGCTACGGTTGGTGGAGAAACTGGAATAGACATCCACCCAACTGGCTCAGACAAGAGCCAAATTCTTAAGCACTTTGATCTATCTAAAGACAAGATCATTTTCTTTGGTGATCGTATGGATCAAGGTGGTAATGATTATCCTCTTGCTAATGCTAATAAGACTGGTAAAAACTACCATGTGAAAGATTGGAAACACACATGGGAAATTTTGAAGACGTATGACAATGTCTAAACCTTCATACATTAGACCATACCCAGACGTTACTCGCGTAGAGGTAATAGATAGCACTGGCCGTGCTTATACACAATGGGATGTAAAAGACGTTCAGTTGTCTTTTCAAGATGAAGGCCGAACACTTAAAATTTTCTTGAAAAATGAGGAGAAAACAAATGACTGATCAACAACTAGTAAATCGTATTCTAGATACTGCGCGTCAGTATGAACAGAATTATCCTAAAGTTGCTGCTGAACTTCGTGACGCTGCAGCCCGTCTCAAGGAATTGGCAGGTATCTAAATGCCAGATGAGAGAGAAAAGGCTATGATTGATCTGGCTGAAACCCAGAAGATTTTTGATGAAATCGAAAAAGAATATGATGCTGAGGCAAATTCTTTCTGGGATGGTCTCTCTCAAGACGACAAGCAAAGAGCTTTCTACTCTGTATTAAAGCGTCTTGTGCAAGGCGAGCTTCGCGATCGTGGATCATATCGTTATGTTCTATATGATGTGTTTGGATTTGATTCCGATTCTTATTTCATGGGTATGAATTGTGGTTATATGGAACTACATAACAGCATCTATACTCAACAGGAGATGAGAGAACTTCGTGATCGTGAACTCGCTGCTGCAGGCATCGAAGTGAAGACGAAAAAAATAGTGAAAAAAAGTGAAAATGATGGTTGACATTTCTTCTGGAATGATTATATTAATAATATAAGGAATGAAAAGGAAGACAACCGTGACCAAGTTCATCAAATCAAACTTCGTTACTTCCGGTGAATATGTTAAGTACAACGGTGAATTCGTAGCTCGTTTCAAGCACAAAGGTCCTCATACTAAAGCAAAGTTCCTCAAAGAACTTATCGCTAATCATACGGTAGAAGGTTACTTTGCTGAGATGAAAAAAGGTAAAGCTCCTCTCGCAATCCTTCGCGACGCTAACGAAGACTGGTACTACGGTATCCTCGAAGCTTTCAGTGGCCGTTCTTTCCGCTAGGAGAAAAGCATGAACAAATACGCTCAAGAGATCCTTAACCGTTTTGGTCAGAAAATGCTCTCGGTAATCGAAAGTGATTTTCCGACTGGCTTTCACATCGTAGGCGGTGACGCTGACATTGTGATTGTAGGTAATAAGTCTATGAACCGCTCATATTCTAGGAAAAATCTCCGTGTAAAGGAAACGGTGCGTTTTTAAGTTGACAATCGTACTGAGTTGGTTTATTTTGATAATGAACGAAAGGAAACAGTATGACACACAAGTTTGAAGTCTGTACTATCGAGTCTGAAGCTGGCTGGGGTCAACGTAGAGAATACGAACTATTCGATACGTTTGAAGAAGCTGCCTCTTATCGAGATCGTATCAATTCGTTCAATAAACCTGGCCCCGCACCAGAATGGTACATGATCGCCGAACAAGAAATTAGAGTTGTGGAGAAGTAAATGCTCGTAGTATTCGATATTGATGGAACACTAGCTAATATCGAGCATCGTCTAGACTATGTTCGTAGTAAACCAAAGAACTGGAAAGCGTTCGACGCTGGTATTCCAAATGATGCCGTGAATCCGTATGTAGCAGAAGCATTTCACTCGCTGAAGGCTGCCGGTAACGATATCATCTTTGCAAGCGGGCGCAACGAGCGTAGCCGTGATGCTACTATGAAGTGGTTGCAGGACAATCGCTTTTGGAACTACACTGCCAAACTCTACATGCGCAAAGCAGACGACTTCCGTGGAGACGACATCGTGAAGCAGGAAATCCTGGATCAGATCATCGCTGACTACGGTCGTAAGCCTGACATGGTGTTTGATGACCGTCCACGAGTGGTTCGCATGTGGCGTGATAACGGCATCTTTGTTTTCAACGTATATCAAGGTGATGAGGACTTCTAATGGAATTCAAAATTAAAGTAAGTCGCGATAATCTTTACATTGCAGCAATCATGTTTATGTTTGGAGCATTTACATATTCAGTGCTGGATTATCTTGGTACACCAAGTGTAGAAGAAACTGCAGCATGGAAAGCAAAAGAAGAACTCGAAATGGAAACTGAAGCTAAAATGGCAGAGATTTTGCTTCAAGCAAGGTGTTCAAACCAATGACTAAGCCTATTTGTTATGTAATGGTCGGCCTGCCTGCTACTGGCAAGTCGACTGTTGTGTCTAGCATGCACAAGGATGCTCAGACCTTTATCTATAGCACTGATAACTACATCGAAAAGCATATGCTTGATGAGGGTTATTCGACCTATGATGAAGCATTCGAACACATGATCGATGAAGCTACTCGTGAAATGAATGTTGAGCTCAGCAAGATGATCGAGTGGAAGAACGATGTTATCTGGGATCAGACTAACCTCGGTGTTGGTAAGCGTCGTAAGATCATCAACCGTATGCGTCAAGCTGGTTATCAGCTGCGTTGTGTATGCATCATTCCTCCAGAAGTTGGTCATATCAGTGATATGACGGATTGGAAGGTTCGTTTGGAAAGCCGTCCTGGCAAAACTATCCCTGCGGATATCATGTCAAAGATGTATTCTGGATATGTGACTCCTACTATCGATGAAGGCTTTGACATGATCACCTTCTATAACATGCACGGTGCCCTCTTGTGCATCGATTATGGTGCTGAATAAAAAAACAGTTGACATTCTACCTAACAGTGATTATATTGATTCTGTAAAGTAGATCCATTGGAGGAATAAAATGGACTGGATTATGTACACCGTCGGCGTTGTGGTCCACATCTGGGCTCCGCTTACTATTGTAGGTCTCATCTTGCTTTTTGATAGACCAGAAGTAAAAATGGGATTGCAGAAATGGCAACTCAGTGGTAAATTTTTTATTCCGTGGATTGGCGTTCTTGCCTTCTGGATGTGGTACTTTTTTTGGATAAGAGAACAAAAAAACAGTTGACATTTTGTGATTATTGATTATATTAATCATATGAAAACAATCAAGAAAGGATTGATTATACTATGAGTTCGAATGTAAAAATTGGTTTGTATACCGCAGGTGGTATTGTTGGCCTCGGGCTTCTTACTTGGGGCGGTATCTATGTTAATGGATACTTTAATGCTGAACGTGAAGCACAACGAACTAAAGTGTTTCAAGAATCGCAAGCATACACTGATGGTATGAAACTGCAGCTGAACAACCTGTTCCTCGAGTATCAAAAAGCAGACACTGCCGGTAAGATTGGTATCTCGAATGTTGTTCGCGATGTCTTTGCTGGTGTTGATACTACTAGCTTCCCTCCTCATCTTCAGCAATTTCTTGTCACCGTAGGGGCTCGATAATATGAAAAAGTTTCTTATTGCATCTTCAATTGTTGCAATGACCGCAAATGCTGCAAATGCTTTCTTTTTTGATTCAGCTCCTGCCTCTACAGATGAAGCTGTGGCCGATCAGATGGAAAAACTCTTGAAGGAAGGCGAACGCCAAACTGGCCTGCCGGCTATCACAAACTTCACTGAGAAGCGTATGGTTAAGTGGCTGTATGAGTTGCGTGATCAACCAAACTATCGCACTTACACTTATATCGTAACGATGAACGGTGCGCTGGTTAAGATTTGCGACTCAGTTGGATACGGCATTAACGCTTCTATTCAATATAGCAACCCTGAAAAAATGGTGCATGATCAAGGACCAAGCGGTCGGTCTGCAGCGTTTATGCCTCAAGCAGAACCCAATGGTCTCTTTATGCCTGAAGGTCTTGCCGCTACATACGTTATGTGCGTAGACGGCGAAAAAGACGACGTAAAAGCTGTTTATATTGAACCAGAGATCATCGTTAGCCCGATTGAACTCGATAATATCAACAAACAATAAAACTTATTCAAGGATTATGAAATAATGGCTATCTATGCAATGTTAGGTATGGCTGTGGTTGCAGCTATCTTTGCTGCTGGCGCTACATGGATTGTACGTAGCGTCAGCTTTAAACCTATGAAACCTCGATACGAATATAAGACTGACGAAGCTGGTAATGAATATGTACAAGACAACTCAATGAAATCTAAGGATGAACACGATGAGAAAGCCTGAACGCTACGACTTTAATAAACCCGAAGAATATCGGGATGCTTTGGTAAAATATGATAATTACATGAGGAAATTTAAAATGAATGCTATCGTTGGTGGTACTTTTGCTACTCTTATCGGTCTTACGGCTCTCACTGTTATCGGTGGATCGTGGTACACTGTTGGTGAAGGTTACCGTGGTGTAGCTCTGCGAAACGGTGCTGTGATTGGAACTGCTGAACCCGGACTTGGTTTCAAGATGCCGATTATCGACTCTGTGGTCGATATTAGCGTTCAATCGCAAGCTCAGTTGTATGAGAACATCCTTGCTTATTCGCGAGATCAACAAACTGCAGGTTTGAACCTGTCTGTTAACTATCGCTTCCCTGCAGATCAAGTCGAGACGATCTATCGTGAATACGGTGGCGAAGCCGGTGTTATCTCGCGTCTGCTTGATCGTCAGGTGCTCGAAGAAGTGAAGAACATCTTTGGTAAGTTTAACGCATCGACTGCTATCCAGGAACGTGAACGTCTCGCTGCAGAAGTGCAGATGGCTATTCAGAAAGCTGTGATTGGTCCGATCATTGTTGAGTCTGTTCAGATTGAAAACATTGACTTCTCTGACGCGTATGAAAACTCGATTGAAGCTCGTATGCTCGCCGAAGTCGAAGTTCAGAAGGTTCGTCAGAACGCAGAACGTGAAAAGGTTACCGCTGAGATTACTGTGATCCAGGCACAAGCAGAAGCTGATGCTCAACTTGCTCGAGCAACGGCAGAAGCAGAAGCTACTCGTATCCGCGGGGAAGCAGAAGCATCGGCCATTAAGGCAAAGGCAGAAGCTTTGAAAGACAATGCTGGTCTGATTGCGCTGACACAAGCTGAAAAGTGGAATGGCCAACTACCCACCACTATGATCCCTGGATCGACTGTTCCTTTCATGGATGTAGCAACTAAGCCTGCTCAGTAATCGAGAAAAAAAGTGAAAGAAAAGAGCGCTTCGGCGCTCTTTTTTGTTGACATTCGTTTTGAAATAGTTTATGCTGATTCTATAAGGAGAATCTTATGTATAAAGTTCATCACGTGTTTCCAACAACCGGCGAATGGGGTTGCACACAAGTTGATACACTGTGCGAGGCTCATGCTTGGTATCAGTGCAAACTTGCTGGAAAGACAGTCCTGAATCGTGTAGTGACTCTCTTTGGTCCAAACGACGAAGTGATCATGAAAGTAGAAAAATGACTGTCTTGCAACACCTTCACTCTCGCTACTTTGATACGAAACTTCATACTCATTGGGTAGATGAAGAAGAAGGTGTTGCAACTTTTCCTCTGTGGAATTTAACTGGCCAGATGGTTGGCTATCAACAATATCGTCCTTCTGCAACTAAAAAGAAGGACAATCATCCTCGCGAGTCTCGTTACTTTACTTGGAGAAAAGATAAAGTAGTTGGCATCTGGGGGCTTGAGTCGTGGAAACTATCTAACACACTCTTTATAACTGAAGGAACATTCGATGCATGCAGACTTACTTCTCGCGGCTTTAGTGCTGTCGCTCTTCTTTCTAACGATATCGATGCTTCTACAAGAAAGTGGATATTCATTGTTAAAAAGCATAGGCCTGTCGTTTCTGTATGTGACAACGATGCTGCTGGCCTCAGGCTTGCTAAGCATGGTCATACTTCCCATGTAGTGGAAAGTGGAGATCTTGGAGACGCATCTGATGAATATATTTCAAATTTTTTGAAAAAATACAGTTGACATTTCTTCCAGAATGATTATATTAATAATATAAGCAACGGAGAATAACATGTCTATCGCGATCATCACACCTGAAGAAGTTGACGTTGACGTTTGCTACGGTGACTTCGACGGTTCGTATACGAAAACGATTTATGTAGTTGACTTCTTTAAAGGCCATGTAGGTATGCCTAACGGTGAATACGACACTACCATGTATATCAAGACCGAACACGATGCTAAGATGATGGCTCGTCTGTGGGAACTCGGTATGACTGGTCGTGGCGAGTACAACGAGATCACCTTCAACGAAATCTTCGAAGATGTAGAGTTTGAATAAGATGCGCTATCAGTTTCCTGAAATCCGCCACATATCTGACGTCCTTCCTCACATCGAAGGTCGTGCCGAGTTTGTTGTAGCAGAGCGCGAAGGCTATACTGTTATCAACTACGTCGTTGCGATGGCGGATACCTTCAACATGACTGGCCCGGACGACATCGCCGGTGCAATCCGTCGCGAATGCCGTGGTCTTATCTTTGACCGTGATGGCAACCTCATGAGCCGCCCGTTCCACAAGTTCTTCAACGTGAACGAGCGTGAAGAGACTCAGACTCATGTAGTCGACATGTCTCAGCACCACGTAATCATGGAAAAGATGGATGGTTCTATGATCCGTCCGATCCTGGTTGATGGATATCTGCGTCTCGCTACCAAGATGGGCGTGACTGACGTTGCTATGCAGGCTGAAACTTGGCTTGCTTCTCGTGACCCTTCTATGAAGGAGTGGCTACGCCAGTGTGTTGAGACCAGCGTTACTCCTATCTTTGAGTGGGTAAGCCCTTTCAACCAGATCGTTCTTGCTTACGACGAAGCAGACCTCGTGTATCTTGGTACTCGTTGTAACACGTCAGGTTGGTATATGATGGACTCTTCTTGTCCGTTTAATCGCGTTCGTACCTATGGTTCTGTCGAAGGTACCATGGGAGACTACGTTGCTCGCCAGCGTGAGTCTGAAGGGCGTGAGGGTGACATCATCCGCTTTGCCGATGGTCATATGCTGAAGGTGAAGAACGACTGGTATGTGCGTATCCACAAGACTATGGAACGTATCACGTTTGATCGTAACATTGTGGATCTGATCGTTAACGAAGAAGTTGACGACGTGATGCCGATGTTACCTGTTATTCAAGCTAACCGTGTTCGTAACTTTGAAATTCGTTTCTGGAATGCGTTCAAAGTAAAAGAAGACCAACTTCTTGCGGATCGTGATATTGTAAACCAATTATATGATAACGACCGTAAGCGTGTTGCCCTTGAGTACATTCCGAAGCTGGAAGACAAAGCAGACGCTCCTTTCATCTTCCGTATGGTTGGCGGTAGTGATATTCGTGAGCTGATGTTGGATCATGTTCGTAAGAGCATCAACACCAACGTCAAGTGGGATGAATGTGCAAAGTGGATGGGTATGTAAGCTATGAACCTCGAAGCGTTCCTCGCTGACGATGATCCCGTTGTCTGGGGTTCAAACGTAGAAAAAGAAGTGCGGCGGCGGATTAAACTATCTATCGCCGCCTACGCGTATGAATTCCGAGATGAACAAATCATCTCAGACGCAGAATTTGATAAAATGTGTTTAGAAGTTGATTTAAAGGTTGACACCGGCAACAAATTGATGGATAATTACTTTAAGACTAGTTTTGATCCATCAACTGGCCAGTGGATTCATCAACACCCTGAACTTCATAAGATTATCCAACTATATGAAAGGTTTTATAATAAATGACATACACTCCTGATAACTGGGTTGTCATTAAATTGAAAGGTGACGACCCTCACTATCGTGTTCTTGCAGGGTGGTCCGGTGGCTACACTACTGGCGACTCTTGGCGTATGAACTCTGGTATTACTCGAGTCGAAGAGACTGAGTTTTTGTATCGCTTCTACGGTTCAAGTGGGTCTTGCTATGAATGCAACAAGAAGTCATATTGTCTTCGTAAGAACAACGCCCATGTGTGGTCGGGTTTAAAAGCTCAGCACGGTGACGATGTGGAGATGATGCCAGAAGATACTGACTGGCTTAACATGGATTGGATCATAAAATGAGACTAATTGACAACCTCAAGGCTGTAGAAACCCACAATCGTCGGTATATTGCAGAACCTCTGCATACAATCAAGTTAACTCTTGAACGAGAACCTGTCTCAAGTCCAATTAGATTCGCAAAAGAATATGCAATCACTGTTACTATTGGTACTAATCAGTGGATCGCAGAAGATCTTGTTAGATCGTCTCAAGGTCAAGTAGTTGTAAATGCAGTGCAACATATGAAGCATGCTATCGTTGAACACGTGTATGGCGAACTGCGTAGAGATCTATTTGATTTGCAGATGGAAATGCGTAACGAGATGAACTACTATGTTAGTCCCTCACAGCAGAAACTTGTCAAAATTATAGAGAAGATTACACTTTAAGGGTTTACATTTTAAACGATATAGTTTATATTGTTATTGTAAACACGGAGACCGACATGACTAAGAATCGTTTGACTTATAAAAACAACTGGGAATCTGACGAATACTATGTTAATGGTGAACAAGTTTTTGACATTAAGTCTGTAGAGATTAATGGTAGGGTGCTTCCTGTTCGTAAGAGTAAAGTCTCAGTGACATATTCAGACCACGGCCATTTGTATGATGCGATTTCCGATCACTTCTTTATCTACACAGAAGCTGACGGTATTGAGTTCGAACGTGACTTGAACGAACTTTGTGATACGCACAAAGTATACTTTTTGGAGTGATTATGGAAGATACTGATTGGAGACCTAGCCCTTGTCCACTTTGTGGAGAAATGCGTGAAGCAGCACGAAATCCTGTGTGTCGCAATGTTGATTGCGTTAACGATGTAGCAAAGAGGCATTTGAGAACTATAAAAACTGAAAAACATTATATCTGGAGCAAACTAGGGCATGCTCTAGTTATGGTGGATGATCTAGAATGGCTTTACAGAAATCCTGAATTTGATTCTAAGGCTGATAAAATCTACGAGTTGGGTCCAGAAATCAAAATTGAAATGGTTGTAAAAGTAATTCCTGCTAAACCGATTACTCGTGGGCATGAAGGGGCAAATAACTATGGGTCTTACTAAAGATGTGTATTGCGGACATGAAGGAGCGGATCACTAATGGGTATCAACATGCATGTCTACACCGTCTATGGTGTGAAACTTCCTTGGGATGATTCTTTCTACGAAGCATACGAAGAGATTGAAGAAGCACTCATGGACGAGTTTGGTTATGGTAAGCCGCAACCTGCTGACCGTCAAATTGATGCAATCATGGATGGTATGATGAGTGAGTATATGGTTTTCGGCACCAGGTTATACGACTCTGGTGACTTTCGTTATTGTGACCATATGAATAACTTTCAAGAGATTAACATAGACGGTCTTTATATTAGTTGGCTCGACTACAAAGAGCAGTTTGCAAGACTGTATCCGGACCACGTTCACATACTTGAAGGTGTAGAGCCTAAACTGATAAATTTCATTCACTACAGCTAAGTGATTGATTTCTAACGAAAAGAAAAATGCGCTTAGGTGCATTTTTTTGTTTACATTCGTTCTGATATAGTATAGATTGATAATATAAGGAACGAGAGGATACCGAGATGAAAACGTATCGTGTTTGGGGAGAATATGGTCCTGTTGCATGTATGGCCATTGAATACTCCGTTCACTCAGAGTCACGTGAAGATGCTCGCAGACAGGCTGTGGAACTGTTGAAAGCAACAGACTATTGGGATCGCATTGGCGAACGCAACGTTTATGTGGAGGAAATGAAATGACCTTCGATCGTAACTGGCTCGAAGATAAAGTAGAACCTCTGGCTCGTATGTTAGCAGCTGAAAAGATGGGTCTTACCAAAGATGTTTATGGTGAGAATCAGAAGTATGAACTGTGGAGCCAGTGTATTCCAGAGGCTCGTAAACAATTGGGATTAGAATGATGTTTGAAGATACGCTAACTGTTCGCTACTACGCTCGTCCAAAAGGTCATATGAGAGAACTTGATATTACTAATATCTATCCAGAAGATGTTCGATTCTTTGTTGAGATGGATATCCAAGTCTCTATGGAAGAGTTGTCAACTGGTCAGTTTGTAGTATATGCTTGTCCTCGTAATGATGAATCTGAGGAGAGTGAAGTGATGGTATTTGATAATGGAAGGTCTTGTCAGGAAACTATGAAAGCCCTTCGCGAAGAATATGAGAAGGCTTTTCTATGATGAAAGACATCATTCAAAATACTCCTGGTACGATTGCAGAGACTAAGAAGTGGCGTGACAAGAATCCAGAAATGCTTCTGGCTAATGCTGCGTATAATGGAAAGGCATCTATTCTTATGGATGAACTAAATGATATTCGATACACTCGAGTAACTGACATTGATGATGTAAACCAAAAGATTGATAAGCTGATTGAAATTATGCTTCGTGGCATTGAATTTAAAGGAACATACTAATGGCTAGGATGGAATGGGCTGCGCAAGAGCTAAAACTTGCAGGATACGATATTAATGATCCAGAAGACGGGCCAAATCGCTGGCTTGCAGAAGGGACACTCGAACTACTGAAAGTGTTCTCGGAACAAGGACATAGTGGTATGTCTGCACCGTATGCAGTAGCTCTCTTTGAAAAACTTGCATTATGGAAACCTATCGCACCGTTGACTGGTGAAGACGACGAGTGGAACGAAGTTGGACCTGACGTATGGCAGAACCGCCGCAACAGTGTGGTGTTTAAAGGAGAGGATGGTCAGGCATACTGGATCGAGGGCCGAGTGTTCTGGGAGTGGGCTACGCATCCTGAGATCGACGATGGTAAACCGTTCAAGAGTCACTATACAAGTCGTGAAAGCCGAGTAAACATTACATTTCCTTGGACGCAACCAGACCAGAGCGAGTATGTGTTTGTTCCTACAGAAGAGTTTCCAAATGAAGAATTAGAATGAATGAATTCCGAGTACTCGTATGTGGAGGGAGAGACTATGACAACCGAGAACGACTCTTTAAAGTCCTCGACAAAGCACTGGAAGCTGCAACCTTGGCAGGAAAATCTTTTGCTTTGGCACATGGAGGAGCAAGAGGGGCGGATAGTCATTCACATGAGTGGGCGAAGACAAGGCAAGTCAGCAATATTAGAGTGTATAAAGCGGACTGGGAAACTCATGGAAGACGAGCAGGACCGATACGAAACATAAAGATGTTGACAGAATCACGACCACATGTTATTATAGCATTTAAGGGCGGTAAAGGTACTGCTCACATGGTCCGTATTGGAAAGGAAGCCGGTGTTCCGGTATACGAGGTGAAAGAATGAAATTTCCTGATGTAAATGATCTCTCAAAAGATGACGAGAATCAAATTCTATCACTTGCCGAAAAGATCAAAAATCGTAGACTAACCGAAAAGCAATTTGAAAGCTTTCAGTCTAGCAAGAATATTAGTATTCGTTGGGATGCTAGTTTTAAAGATTTTGGCTTTAGCTATTGCAATGTTACAGTTACTCCAGAAGAAGTTGAACACATTGTAAGAGAAAAATTAAACTTTAAGGTAAAAGAATGATTAACACAGCTGGTGTATATATTTTGATTTTGATTTTCCAACAACCGGCAAATGGTGTTGCAATGACAACGCATGAGTTTTCAAATTTTGATTCATGCCAAGCCGCTATCACTCAACTTGAACCTGTCCATGGACTTGCTGCATATTGTATTGCAAAGGAAGTAAAAGAATGAATATTTGGATTGATTGCGAATTCAATGAGTTTGGCGGTGACCTCATCTCTATGGCTCTCGTTGCTGATGACGGGCAAGAGTTCTATGAGGTGTTGAACCTTGAAAAGGAAGAGAAATACGGTTCTTGGGTGTTTGCTAATGTTGTACCTTGGTTGAATAAAGATCCGATCGACAAACAAGTATTCCAAGCAAAACTCTGGGCATTCATTAATCAATGGGATGATGTTCATATCATTGCAGACTGGCCAGATGATATTAAGTATTTCTGTATGTATCTCATCACTGCGCCTGGAATGTGCATTGGAACACCTATGAACACGACTATGCAGATTGATAGAACTTTGAATACCGAGTCGAGTGCTATTCTGCATAACGCTTTAGAAGATGCTCGTGCTATTCGTCGTAGTTGGTACAAGTGGAGAAACGAAATGTTTGGATACGGAGTAACAGAATGAGCGAACCCGTAATTCTTGAGTATAAAACTCTAGAAGAAGCTGTTGCTGCAGCCGACTATTGGCGCGATAAGGCACAAAAGCTTGAAAAAGCTCTTGAGCTCTACGAACGCGAGAGGGCAAGATTTCGTCATACTCATCCTGAAATCACTGGTGCATATTTTCTAGCTGGTGGTCATGGACTCAAAGATCATAACATGCTCCCTCAATTTGTTGAGATCTGCCCTGCATACGGCTGCGCGTGGGTCAGCATTTATGAAGATACTGGAAGAACAATTAGCTATGAGGGCTCATAATGGTACCTGAAAAACCAGCAACTGGAATTCTAAAGCAAGGCGATTATGGCGATGCTATGTTCTATTATGTTCAATGCGATTGTAGTGATCCAGACTGTGCTCATACCCTTGAAGTAGAAGCTGACGATATGCACGTTCAAGTTCACATATATAATACAGTACATACAAAATGGTGGGAGAAAAATCGCTGGAAACAAATCTGGCAACTGCTCACTAAAGGTTATGCTGAGATGCAAACCACGCTTGTACTGAATGAACAAACTGCTTTAAATTATGCTGATACTCTTGTATCTGCTATGGATGATGTAAAGGAATTCCGCGCCAATGCAAAAGACAAATAAAAACGTTGATCTTCTAGATCTTTTTAAAACTCCGCATAAACAAAGCGAGCGTTACACCAGCAAGACAGCTGTAAATATTCATGAGTTCTATCTGTGCGGAACTATCGAGTCTGCAGAAGAATACATTGAATGGTTCGATCTTATTCGAAATTCTAGTCAAAACGACATTATTAAAATTCATATCAACTCGTATGGCGGCGATCTTTTTACCGCAATTCAATTCCTTCGAGTATTGACAGAAACACAAGGTAGTGTTATTATATCTGTAGAAGGTGCTTGTATGAGCGCCGCGACTATTATTCTCATGTGTGGTCACCAGTTCGAGGTATCTGAACACTCGATGTTCATGTTCCATAACTATTCAAGTGGTGTAATTGGTAAAGGTGGCGAGATGTTTGACCAACTTAAGCATGAGCGCGTTTGGTCTGAAAAGCTGCATCGCGACATCTATGCTGACTTCCTCACAGAAAAAGAAATCACTTCTATTCTTGAGAACAAAGATATCTGGATGGATGGTGACGAAGTTGTTAAGCGCCTGAAGAAGAAAGTCAAGAAGCAGGAAAAAGAAGAGAAAGCAGAGAAAGCTGATGACAAGCAAGCAGAATGATTATAAAGAACTTCCATGCCGTCGTTGTGGACGAGTATGGAAGTGGGCATTCGATAAAAAGACAGAGCCATGCTGCCCAGAAGGATATGGTTGTGCGGTTGAAGGACCGTCTACCCGTGAACTATTTGATGAAGTAATTCGACGTTTGGATGTTATTGAAATGAAAATTCGTAGTATACCCCCTGTTTATCCTACACCTTCTTTAGAGATGAACGAAAATATGCGAGAGTGCTCTAAGTGTGGCATGGTATGGAAAGGTGTTATGGGATACGTCTGCTCAAATACACAGTGCCCTGTTCAACCTAAGGTTAGTTGGCAATCACACAATACTAGTTCTAAATAAGGAATAAAAATGAAAGTACGTATAGGACCTTACAAAGACTGGTTCGGCCCGTATCAACTGGCTCAAAAAATCCTGTTTTGGGTTCCCAAAGAAAAAGATGAATACGGGTTTCCGCATACTGCTGACTGTGTTCATCGTTTTGGCGAATGGCTTGCTCACGGTAGCATTCTTCCAGAACCTGAAGTAGGGGAAGAAAATTCGTGGGGTGACGATCGTCCTAATACTTGGATCTATAAGCTTTTGCTTTGGATCGAGCAGAAGAAAAAGCGTAAAATTCATGTTCATATCGACCGTTGGGATACTTGGAACATGGAAACTACTCTTGGTTACATTGTTCGACCTATGCTCAAGCAACTTAAAGAAAAGAAGCATGGTGCTCCAGATGTAGATGCTGAAGACGTTCCTGAGCATATGCGTCCGAGTGAAACCGATCTTAAAGCTTACAGTAGAGAGGGTACAACTGACGATCTGTTCTTTGAACGTTGGGATTGGATCATGGATGAAATGATCTTTGCGTTTGAAAGTCTAGATGGTGGTGCTAACCAAGATTGGGAAGATCGGTTCACTACTGGTGAGTATGACTTTCGCTTTAAAAAAATCGACGAAAAAGGCACCAGCGAAATGGTTCGTGGTCCTAAACACACCGCTGAAACAGATTGGGAAGGTCGCAAAGCATACGCTGCACGTATCCAAAACGGCTTCCGTCTTTTCGGTAAATATTACCAGAATTTGTGGGATTAAACATGTTTACAATTGAAACAGAATGGGATGAGCTTGGCATTAGAATTCTAGATCAAACAGGCCAATATGAAGATGTAGAGTTTCTAATCTATGATGATGTAGTATACATCAGGCAATGGGATGAGGATCTAGAGCAGCATTATATTATCACATTGTCCCCACAACAATTTGAAGAATTAACTTACGCTATGAATTTACCAGAAGGAGCGTATGTTGTTGACAGGAGACAGGAGAATTGATTACTATTTACGGAACTAGTGTTTGTTCTTATTGTTTAAGAGCAAAGAACCTTGCAAAAAGATATGGTCTTGAACACGAATTCAAGAACATTGAGTTTGATTATTTCAAAAAAGAACTTGATGGAAGAGTAGACTTTGAGTATAAGACTGTTCCACAAATTTGGTGGGACAATCGATACATTGGTGGTTATGACGATCTTTCAAAAGAAATAGAAAACACCATCGGCGGGTATGGTGAGGGAAAATTTTAGTTGACATTCGTTTAAACTTAGTATATTGTGTAAATAATGACGGAGGATACGAATGTCTATGCATATGATTCGCGGTGTGCAAGTCCATGGTAAATCTAAGATCAATCGTAAACCGGGTTGGAAACAACGCCAAGAGGAGCACGAAGCTTATCTTAGAAGTTTGGGTGTAACTGGTAAAAAGTCAGACTATCGCTATGAGATTCCTGATTACAAAACAGGCCCTCGAGTGACGAGTGACAAAGTTGCTGGTAATGGCACCAAAAAAGAAAGTATGCGATACACTGGTGATGAAATCATGGGTATTGTCGATACTCATAAATCAAATGCCATGCCTATCAGAAAAGATAACAAGCAAGCAGCTGTTGATGCTGCGCAGATGAGAAGATCTTAATCCGGAAAATCCGGACTATCAAATAAATACCTCTATTAACTTAGAGGTATTTTTTTATGTGGTTATACAATGGTGAAGAATTTACGAGCGAAATGATTGACAAATATGTTGGTTTTGTGTATATTATAACTGATCTATCAAATAGTAAAAAGTATGTAGGTAAAAAACTGTTTCAATCGAAGCGCAAGCTTGCTCCTCTCAAGGGTAAGACTCGCAAGAGAACGAAAATACTAGAGTCTGATTGGATGAACTATTATGGCTCATCTGAAGAGGTTAAGCAGTTGGTCGAAGAAAGAGGAGCTGAGAACTTTAAGAGAGAGATATTACATCTTTGTGATACGAGAGGCATAATGTCTTACCTTGAAGCTAAAGAACAGTTTGATAGAAATGTGTTACTTGACGATAGTTACTACAATGGAATCATTCAGTGTAAAATACACAGAAGTCATGTAAAAGGTTTAAAAAACAGTTGACATTTTTTCTGGTTGTATTATATTGGCTATATGCAACGATTCTGTGGCAAAGGAGATAAAGACTATGATTATTCAGCGTAAAAGTATTCTTACTGGTGTTGTTCGTACTCGAGATATTCCCGTGAACCCTGAAGACATGGCTCTTTGGTCGGGTGGCTTTGTCTCGCTTCAAGAAGCTATGCCGTACCTTAATAACAACGACCGTGAATTCATTCTCACTGGTATCACCTCAGAAGAATGGTCAAAAGCTTTTGCGGAGCAGCTAGAAGAGATCGTAGCAGATACACTATGATTATACTCTTTAACGGCCCTCCAGGCACAGGGAAAGATGCTGCAGCTGATTTCTTTAAAGAAAAAGGCTTCAAGCATCTTTCCTTTAAATACCAACTTTTCAGAGAAACGATCTCGTTCTTTGCTGTTGATGAAAAATGGTTCATGGATGGATACAAGGATCGCCTCATTAAAGAACAACCAGAAGAACTTCTCGAGGGAATGTCTCGCAGAGAAGCTATGATTTATGTTTCAGAAGAAATTACAAAGCCGGCCTTTGGCGAAGATATTTTCGGAAAACAAGTCGCAGATGAAATAGATATCACGAGAGACTATTGTATCTCAGACGGCGGCTTTATTGATGAACTTATACCAGTTATAAATAAAGTTGGTTCCGAAAACTTCGTACTAGTTCAGTTGACGCGCGAAGGCCACGATTATTCTTCAGATTCAAGACGCTATCTAGATGGTAATCTATATGTAGAATTTGTGAATTCACACAATACTCCCATCGAAAAGAAGTACGTCTTACCACACAAGTTTGAAGTAAAGATGTACAGAATTCATAACAATGGAACTCTCGGAGCCTTTTACGAAGTACTTAAAGATATTTACGAAAAGGAAGTACATGAAACAAGAAAACAAAGAGAAGCGTGTACATAGGATATTTTACGAAAATCCGTATGATATAGAAACTTTTTTCGAAGGTCTTACCATAGCAAGCAAAAATAATAAAGAATTACAGTTTGTAGATAGATTTATAACTCAATTACGATTAGACCCGACACAAGAAGTTGCAAGTATAACATTCAACATTCTTCGAGATTTTGAAATAATTAAATATAATTAAATTTGAAAAGGAGCTTACATTATGGCTAAAAAAGGTGGAAAATCTAAAGGCTTCATCAGCAAGGGCATTCATAGCAATGTTTCGAGCGGTACTCTTAACGCAGTTCGAGCTGAGAGAAGTGAAGCAGATAACGCGCTTAACAAGCAAAAAGCATGGCTTGATGGTTCGAACCCTTGGGTTACCATCGACAATCCCAACAAAGAACAAACCAATAAGCGCAAGATTCGTGTTCGCATGAACGATCTTCGCGGTGGTTCTGCTAAAGATCTTGAAAAACGCGCATACGTAATGAAATAAGAGGATTTTAGATTATGGAAGCCCAGTGGAATAAAGAAGCGCTCTTAGAGGCTTTGCACGACGGTATTTGTGAAGTTACATTTACTAAAAAGAACGGCGAAGAGCGAGTAATGGCTTGCACGCTCAACGAAGGATTTCTTCCTACACAAATAGACATTGAAGAGGCTATTCAAAAGAAGAAGCCTAACCCTGAAGTGCTCGCTGTTTGGGATACTGATGTTGGTGGATGGAGATCTTTCCGTTGGGATTCGCTTAAAGATTTTAAGAAGGAGATTAATCTGTGAGTTGTATCTACAAAGGTGAAGTCGTAGAGACTGAGTTGTCTAAGAACTCAAAAGGTGGCACAGAAATGATGCGCCAACGTCTTATCGACAATGTTGATAAAGAGCTATTGAAAGGCTATGCCATTCACCTTTCTCGTCCTCGTCAGATCTATGACGATGTAAAGAATATCCTGTGGTGCCATGACCTTGCAGGCGATCCCGAAAACAAAATTCTTATGAACGACGGTTGGAAGAAGTTCGATCATTTTGTTTTCGTTACCGCATGGCAGCGTGATCAGTATATCACTTACTTTGGTCTTCCTTACTCTAAGTGTTCTGTAATTCGTAACGCGATCGAGAAGCGTTATGAGCCAAAGAAGAAAAATACTGACACTATTCGTTTCATCTATCATACGACACCTCATCGTGGATTAGAGCTTCTGTATCCTATCTTTGATGCTCTGTCTCAGGAATATAGCAACATTCATCTTGATGTGTATTCTTCATTTGCGATCTATGGCTGGCCTCAAAGGGATAATCCTTATACAGACTTGTTTGAGAAGATTCATAATCATCCCCAGATGACTTATCATGGATCTGTTTCAAACGAAGAAGTTCTGAAAGCTCTTGATAATGCTCACGTATTTCTTTATCCAAACATTTGGCTAGAGACTTCTTGTATTGCTTTGATTGAAGCTATTAGAAGTCAGGTTCTTTGCATCCATCCGAATCACGGTGCTCTTACGGAAACTGCAGGACAGGCTACAGTAGTATATGACTTTAATGAAGATCCTACGACTCATGCAAACATCGCGTATGCAATTGCAAAGGGTGTGATCGAGCATCAAAATGCTGATCCTAACTTCTTCGATAGGTTCACTGTGTCAGACCGCTTTGGTCTTGTAGCAAATGATATAAATACTTTTAGTAGCATGTGGACAAAGTTGCTTAGAGAAAAGTATGAATAACATCATTGACTTCGCAAAATTTAAAAACGACCTTGATTCTCTAGAAGAAATTGAAGAAGATACTGAAGAAGTAATTCCTTCTGATATGTTAGTAGAAAGAATCTGGGCTAACGCTTTGCGGGAGCTTGAAAGGTCTGGTTGTAAACTTTCAAAAGATACACGTTTGTACTTTCCAGCTATGGTTCTCGTATTAGAATCTATTAGATCTTTACATATGCTATCTAATGGAGAAGAACATGCTCTACAAGATTTTGCGCGAGAAGCTCTAGATCAATATGATCTAGAACATCTTTTTGATGAAATACCAGTTGACATTGATGAGGATATGGATTAATATTAATTCATAAATTAACTGTAACATGAGAAAATTATGGCAATTCTAGTAGACTATAACCAAGTTATACTTGCATCTCTCTTCGCAAGTATTGGTAACCACCACAACGTAACTATTGACGAAAACCTTATTCGTCATATGTTCCTCAACTCTATTCGATCTAATCGAAAAAAGTTTAAAGAAGAGTATGGTGAAATGGTGATCTGCGCTGACGGTAAAAATACCTGGCGCCGTGACGTATTTCCGTATTACAAAGCAAATCGCCGTAAATCGCGCGAAGAATCTGAACTCGATTGGAATGCTCTGTTCACTGTTATGAACAACATTCGTGACGAGCTCAAAGAATTTTTTCCTTATAAAGTCATTCATCTCGATCATTGTGAAGCCGACGATATTATCGGTACTCTTATCCATGAGTATGGATCAGAGCTTAACATTGGCGCTGAGAAGTTTCTAATCCTGTCTGGTGATAAAGACTACATTCAACTTCAAACCTATGCGAATGTAGACCAGTACGATCCTGTTCGTAAACGTTGGATCAAAGATCAAAACCCAGAAAAATACCTTATGGAGCATGTTCTCCGTGGTGATACTGGCGACGGTGTTCCAAATATTCTGTCGGCTGACAACTGTCTTGCAGTTGGTGAGCGTCAAAAGCAAATGACTGCAAAGCGTCTTGAGCTTTATTTTGGTGGCATTGCTAACATGGATGAAGAAACAAAGCGTCGTTTCTATCGCAACAAGATGATGATTGATTTGTCTGAAATCCCTGAAATGCATAAAGAAAAAATTCTTGAAGAGCACGCAAAAGGTAAAGATGTTGGCCGCGAACAGCTGTTCAACTTCTTCATCAAAAAGAAACTTAAACACCTTGTAACAGATATACAGGATTTTTAATATATGGCAATAAGAATTTCTATCTCTGAAATTATCAATAAAATTCCAGAGCTTAAAACATCAGAAGAAAAGATTGATTGGTTGCGTAAAAACGACAATCCTGCTTTGAGAAGTATCATAAAATATACATATGACAAGAATGTAGAGTTTTTAGTACCGAATACTCCGCCACCTTGGAAAAAGAATGCATTTGAAGACGAAGCTAAATCTTTGCTTTACAAAGAAGCCCGTCGTCTGAAGATCTTCATCAAAGGTGGAGGATATGACGAGTTGAACAAAGTAAAACGAGAGCAGCTGTTCATCAGTTTGCTTGAAGACGTCGACAATGATGACGCAGAACTATTGTGCGTTATGATTTCAAAGAAGCCTTTTAAAGGACTAACCGTTAAAACTGTGAACGAAGCGTTTCCAGGTCTTATTGAAGCCAACTAAAGAGTAAGGACAAATGACTAAGAGTTTCAAGAAATTTCGCGAAGAGTGGGAAGATGACGAGTGGGGCGATAATGAAAGCTACGATCGTCGAAAGCAAAAACAAATGGAAAAGCGAAAGGCTCGTCGAAAAGAAAAATACGACGAACGATGGGACGAGATGGAATCAATCGAACGCAGCGAAAAAAAGTTCAAATAAAATGAAAAAGGGGGTTGACATTTCAGCCCCCTTTGCTTATATTAATAATGTAGGCAACGAAAGGAAACTTCCTATGTACACCTTCGACGAACAGATCGTTTCCGACCTCCACAAGGATGCTCGCGGCTATCGTCCTAGCAATTCTTGGTGGCAGATGTGGAATGCCCTTGGCGATGCTGAAAAGCAGAACGTCTGGGATGGTCTTGGTGAAGAGTTGAGCGCTGAACTTGCTCGTTCTCGTCATGCTGAAGCGATGGCTATGATCGCTATGCATCAGCGTATTCAAGGCACTATGCTTCTCGGTGCTAAGAACGAAGTACAGGCCCTTCAGTGGATTATGGAAGCTGAAGACTTTAGTGACTTTGATCTTCAATACGGTCCGAGCTACTTCTGCTTCCACTTCAATCTGCCCTACTCGGCAGACAAAGAGTTTCCTATTCGGGAAGCTATCAACGAAATGCTCTCGGAGGTTGTGTGATGGATAAGTTTGACAAGATTACTGCGGTTATTTACTATCTGTACTTTCATAAGAAGATGTTCCCACATTCGGTTGCAGGATCACATAAGATCGATGACGTGTTCGATTACGCATGTGAACTTCTGATGAATATCGATTCAGCTAAATTTGAACAAATCGCTAAGGAACGTGAGTGATGGCATCTTGGCACATAGCCTTCTTCGATGAGTCTTACACTTACAAAGGATACGCTCTCGTAAACGAGATCTACGAAGATGAAGATCATCGAGCAAACACTTGGATGTGGGGTCGACTTAACGGTGACTCTATCGTTGATGCCAGTCTCCTTACAGGTCTGAGTAGCAACAGCTACGCTTCTTTTGAAGAAGTGTATCGTGTTTTCAAAACAATGGTTGACGAAAAAAACTTGCAAAAAAGTGAAAATAGTGGTTGACATTTCTTTTGAAATGAACTATATTATTAATATAAGGAACGAAAGGAAATCCTCATGAAATTCGCTAAGTTTGACCGTGCCAATCTTAAAGCTCTCCGCTCGGAAATGGAAGCTCTCCTCGCAAAATACGGTGTTGACTCTAACCTCGACATCGAGGTCGGTAACATGAAATTCAGCGAGTCTGAAGTCGAGATCAAAGTGAAAGCGAAAGTCAAAGGCGCTAAGACTATGACTAACGTGATCCTCGAGTCTCGTGTAGCTGCTCTTGGCTTGAAGTTGAAAAACAAGTTTGGCGACGAGCTTGTCGACTACAACACTCGCGCTCACAAAATGCCTTTCGTCTACATCAACGCTGCTGACGGTAAGCGTTACAAGTGTGACGAACGTCTTGCAAAAATGCGGTTCGCCGCTTAATCTAGAAAGATATACGATGAATATGAGTAATAAAGTAATCCTAACTGACGTTGACGGTGTTCTCCTTGATTGGGAGTATGCCTTCACTCAGTGGATGGCTAAACACGGCTACAAAGTTCAGCCAGGAGCTGAAAGCGATTATAATATGAATATTCGCTACGGCATGGAAAAAGCCGAAAAGGATCGCATCGTTCGAATGTTTAACGAGTCTGCTTGGATTCGTAAACTTCCTCCTCTTCGCGATGCTATCAAATATGTGAAGAAGCTTCACGAAGAACATGGATATGTTTTTCGTGTAATCAGCTCTTTGAGTAACGACTACTACGCACAACATCTGCGTACTAAGAACCTTATTGAGATGTTTGGTCCTAGTGTTTTCGAGAGCTTTGTCTATCTCGACACTGGTGCTGACAAAGATGAAGCACTTGCTCCGTACGCTGGAACTGGTTGTTGGTGGATTGAAGACAAACCAGAGAATGCTAACCTTGGTGATAACTTTGGTCTCGAGAGTGTTTTGGTTAACCACCATCACAACACAAATTCTCAAGTAAATTCTACGGTTACTCGCGTGAATAACTGGAAAGAAATTTATGCGCTCATCGTCGGTTGAAGGTGTGTAGCAGTATAAATATACTTGAATACAGATAGATTTAGATAATGCATTATGAGGCAAGTCTGTATTCGTACGGGCTTGCCTTTTTTATGATCAATAGGAGCTTGAATGCCGTATTATACTTTTAAAGACAAAGACACTGGCGAGGTGCTCGAAGTGAGCATGAAGATCGCCGAGCGCGACAAATTCCTCGAAGAAAATCCTCACATGCAACAACAAGTTGTCGGATTTCCATCACTTGGAGATCCAGCCCGTCTTGGGCTTCGTAAGCCTGACGACGGTTTTCGCGATGTACTAAGAAACGTAAAACATCATCACAAAAAGGATAACATTAACACTTGGTAAAAAGGCGTTATCCTAAAGGAGGTTTCATGGCGACACAACAGCGTAGACTAACCCGTAAAGACAGACGTAGAAAAGAGAGAGACGACGATCATCTGCTTAATATACTTAACACTAAGTTTGGTATGAGACAGATTAAGCCACTTACACCGACTCAATCAGATCTATTCGATTCTTATAAACAGGGAAAGAATATCGCGGCCATCGGAACAGCAGGTACAGGAAAAACAATGTGCGCTACATACCTAGCGTTACAGGACGTACTAGAGAAAGGAGAGTATGAGAGAATCGTCATTATTAGATCTGCAGTTCAGACGCGCGAACAGGGATTCGTCCCAGGCACTCTACAACAGAAGGAAGCAATTTTCGAACAACCATACATCGATATTGTAACTGATCTATTTGGAAGAGGAGACGCTTATCAAATTCTCAAGCAAAAAGGTATGATTAAATTCACGACGTCGTCAAACATTAGAGGTTTAACTTTTGACAACGCAGTTATTATTGTTGACGAATGTCAGTCTATGAATTACCATGAACTTGATACGATTATTACTCGTGTCGGTGAATCTTCAAGAATCGTTTTCTGCGGAGACACAGCACAAGACGATCTTAAACAAAGTAAAAACAGAGCAGACTTTTCAGGACTACACGACTTTCTTAAAGTGCTTAACGCTATCAAATCATTTGAAGTTGTAAGGTTTGGAGTAGAAGACATTGTTCGTTCTGGACTTGTAAAAGAGTATATCATCGCAAAAGAAAGAATACTCGAAGCGGCTTAAGGAGACAAAGGATGCCAGCAGTTTGTGTTCAAGGAGATAGCTTAAGTACTGGTCACATATGTGCAACCACTACTACACTCGCAGCCCCGCCACAAACTAAAGTAAAGATTGGTGGTATACTAGTTGCCATTGTGGGAACACCAACTGTTGCGCATCCTTTTCCGCCTTCTCCACCATGTGCTCCTCATGTAGCATACTTGAATAAAGGTAGCTCAAAAGTAACAATAGGTGGAATACCGATTGGAAGAGTTACAGACTCGGCAGATGCCGGAGCCATGACATCTGGATCTGGCACTGTATCTGCAGGTGGTTTAAGTGTAGTAAGTATTGAAGAATAACACTTGATTATATAAGGCTATATTATGTTTACACACGTTGACCACGGGATCACACTCCCGCAGATCACTCGTCAGACTACTGAGAGTGGAAGAAAGTACTTTACACCAGAGGGTAATGCGTATCCATCTATCACTACTGTGCTTTCTATTATTGGTAAAGAAGCTATTATCGAATGGCGTAAGCGAGTAGGCGAAGAGGAAGCAAATAAGATTTCTCAACAAGCAGCTACTCGAGGAACAGCAGTTCACACTCTTGCAGAAAATTATCTTAACAACGAAGAAGATTGGAAAGGCAAAGCTATGCCAGCCAATTTGTTTTCGTTTAATTCTATTAGACCTATTCTCGATAAGCACGTAAACAACATCTGGTTTCAAGAGGTATTCCTCTATAGTGATAAACTACGTTGTGGTGGCCAGTGTGACTGTATTGCAGAGTTTGATGGTGTACTATCCATCATTGACTTCAAAACATCACGCAGAGTAAAAAAAGAAGAAGACATTACCAACTACTTTATTCAGCTATGCTTCTATGCTGCAGCCTTTCTAGAGCGAACTGGAGTGGCAATCAAACAAGGTGTTATTATCATGTGTGTAGATGGTTCTGAGCCTCTTGTGTTTAAAGTGAATACGTACGATTACCTGCAACATTTCATCTCAGTACGTAAAAAATACAAAGAAATGCACGAATAAATAATGAATATATTCTAACACGAGGACATCAGAATGGATAAAGAACAACTTATTACTGAGATGAAGAGACTTTTAGCTAACACGTTTGCTCTATATCTCAAGTCACACAATTATCACTGGAACGTAACAGGTCCAAACTTCGCTCAATACCACGAATTCTTTGGTGACTTATACAAGGAAATTCATAGTTCAGTAGATACAACTGCAGAAGAAATTCGCAAGTTAGGTGCATATGCGCCAGGATCGCTTGGTCGTTATAGTGAACTTTCTGATATCGAAGATGAAACAATGATTCCAGAGCCTGCTATTATGTTTGCAAGACTAGCAAAAGACAACGACGCTGTTATCAAAAATCTCTATATCGCAAGAGAAGCTGCTGAAGGCATGGGTGCTTTTGGAGCCGTGAACTATCTGGAAGGTCGTATCGATGTGCATGAAAAGCACGCATGGATGCTGAAATCCTTTTAAGGTATAATATATGATTAATGTAACATCTGCAGCAAATCATCAAATCGGAAAACTGTGCCAAGAGAATAAGTGTTATGGCATCACGCTTAATCTGAAGGGCGGTGGGTGTGCTGGTTTCGAATACGTGTGGGGAACCACAGAAAAAGAAGACATAGGCCACCGTGACTTCGTGGTGGCCTGCGATGAAGGTAATCTTGTCATTGGAGACTATAGTCTTCTATATCTAGTTGGAACTGAAATCGATTTCGTTAAGAGCTTGGTTGGATCCACATTTGAAATCAAGAACCCAAACGCTAAGTCAAGCTGTGGTTGTGGAGTAAGCGTAAATTTTTCCTAAAAACTAGTTGACATTTGTTCTGAAAAGAATTATAGTAGTACTATAGTCACCGAAAAGGAAACATCATGACTTACACTATCGACCTTGACATCTCCTACGAAACTCCTTCTGAAATGGTCCATCAATTCGCATCTGATCATGGCTGTGCGGCCATCCTCCTCGAGGAATTTGGTCCCGCGGGTGGAAACCCCCTTTATCGTTTTTCTTCTGACAACCAACAACACCTCTGGGAATTGGCCAACGGAGTTTTTGGTGGAATGTTTGACGAACAAGAAATCCTCGAAATGATGGTGGAGGTGTAATATGTACGTTGTAAGAAACTTGAGTAATGAGATCGTAGCCATCTGTACTCGTCCCGAAGATGCACAATCATTTCAAAATAGTGCAAGTGTAGATAAAGAGTCATATACGGTAGAAGACGATCTTGAAGCTGCAGCTATCGAAGAACGTTTCCTACAACTTCAAGATGGGTACGGAGAAGGTCAACTTGTTTGAAAAAACTTGTTGACATTTCTTTTGAAAAGTATTATACTAAGATAGTAAGTAATGGAGAAAAACCATGAATAACATTACGCAACGGAGAGAACTCATGAACAATATCGCTATCGCTGCTCTTGCTTCGATCATCTGTGCTAGTGCTCTTTATGTCATCAACAACACTCTTGCTATGCCTGACGTTTGGTTCAGCTATGCCACTAACGAGTGCGTAAAAGTTATCAACTATACAGATGAGATTTTCAGCTGTGAAACTCTGCCTACTAAGTTCAATCATGTTTGGGTCGACTAATGAATATTTTCGTTCTTGATGAAGATCCGCGTATTGCTGCGCGGATGGTTTGTGACAAGCATTGTTCTAAGATGATTATCGAGTCGGCACAGATGATGTCGACTGCTCATCGTATGCTTGATGGCTTTCAATACAAGGGTCCGTCTAAGTCTGGTAAAACTACGCAAACTCGTTATCGTTTCAACGACGATCGGGAGCATGTGTTGTATGCCGCTGTACACAAGTATCATCCGTGTACTACATGGACTATGGAATCAAAAGCAAATTACGAATGGCACTATGAGCATTTCGTAGGATTGTCGAACGAGTTTGAATACCGCTATGGTAAACAACATATGACCTCTCAGAAGCTCACAGAGGCCCTCAGAGAGGCGCCAGTGAACATCCCTAAAGTGCCTATGACTCCATTTGCCCAAGCCATGAGCCACTATCCAGAGTGCAAGGTGGATGGCGACGCAGTTGCTGCATACCGCAACTACTATCATATATCCAAATCTTTTGCTAAGTGGGCTAAAGGTCGCGAAGCACCGTTCTGGTGGGAAGGCTATAAAGGAATCGCAGCATGATTATGGAAGCTTGGTTACTTGGTACCGCGGTTATTTTCACCTTCGTTGGTATGTCGTTTAGAAAAAGTTCTAGAGAGATTATATCGTTTGCTGTAGAACAGACCGTTGATAAACTAATCGCAGACGGGTACATCAGAACCCGCAAGGATGAAAATGGTGAAATTCATTTGTTGAAGCATTATGAAGAGTAACTGTTGACATTTCGTCTAGAATGATTATATTGCTCATATAGGAAATCGAAAGGACCTGATATGATCCCTCAGTTTGTAATCTTCGTTGAAACTGCTACCGGACAAATCATTCGAGCTTTTACTTGGTGTCGGGACGAAGCTTCTGGCATCGCTCGTGCTCGTCGTGATTGTGTAGAATTTGGACACGGTGATCCTACTCGTGTATGGGCAGAGCGTGTTGTGGTTGCTAATCAATGATGAGATATATCATTATTGATCCTGAAGAAGGTATTTTTCTTGGTACTCATGGAACTCCTATCCCTTCTCAAGGTGTTAAGATAGTTCCTCTCTTTTCAAACATGAACATCTTTGAAATCACAAAGGCAGCTTCTTTTCCAGTTAAAAATGAAGCAAACACTTACTTGAACAAGTATCTTAAATCGAGTTATCCAAAGGCGTTCATAGCGCCAGTTGAGTCAAAAGATTCTAAAACTGAGTTTGTAGACGTTATCGATATCATCAAAGCTGGGTATGGAAAATACGCAGAAGGTATGGTAGAAGCTATACCTATGGGTAACAGATCAATTCACTAATTTTTTTTTGAAAAAAATGCAAATTAGTGGTTGACATTTCTTCTGAAATGATTATATTACTAATATAAGCTGACAAAACAACCCCACAAAGGAAACTACATCATGGCACACGAACTTGAATTTGTTAACGGCGTCGCTCAAATGGCTTACCGCGAATCGAAAGGTAAGCCGTGGCACGGTCTTGGTACTGCTATCGGCGACAACCTGACTCCTCAGGAAATCATGGTTGCTGCTGGTCTCAACTGGGAAGTTGAGAAAGTCAACACCTTCATCAACTACAACGGTAAGCAAGTCGAAACTGGTCAGCAAGCGCTGGTTCGTTCGACTGACGGTAAAATTCTGACTCAAGTTGGTCAGGGTTGGAACCCAGTCCAAAATGCCGAAGCCTTCAACTTCTTTACTGATTTCGTTAAAGCTGGTGACATGATCATGGACACCGCTGGTTCTCTTAAAGAAGGTCAGATCGTCTGGGCTCTTGCAGACGTTCGTGACGGCTTCTCGCTCTTCAACGGTGACGAGGTTCGCGGTTACTTGCTCTTCTCCAACCCGCACCAGTACGGTAAAGCTATCGACGTCAAGTTCGTTATGGAACGAGTCGTTTGCAACAACACTCT